TCAAAACTGTAAAGCGCTTTGGCTCGTGTCATCCACGCGCAGCACTCCCAAAAGTTGCCATGTTTTCGGGTGCTTAGCCATGTTGCCGACACAGAAGAGCATTCCGCGGGTTGCGTATTGTTCGTTGAATGTCGTGCTCATCCAATCGAGTACCGCCTGGTCCGATTTTTCACGCTTTCGCCCATTGAAGAACATGGCATGAGCCTCCCAATCACCATTTGCGTAATCATGTGGGCCGCTGCCATCTTCAAACTTGAAACGAAATTCAAAAGGGCTTGGTTCAAGTGCTGCAAGCTGTTTATCAAAAAAGGAGCCTTGGCTTGCAGCTTGTTTATAGATTTTTCGCTCGGCTTCGAGCTCCGCATCTGCCTTGACCTTGTAATAAAAGCGGGTATTCCTAGGCCGAATTAATGCCAGAGATTTGCCTTCTGCAGCTGCGTCCTCGACCGAATTTGACACAAGTGGGTCTAGGAATGCTGAACGGTCCCTTGCAGACATTGACCCATCTACAACAATGGAGTCCTCCATCACATGGCAGCTTTCACTTCTGCGGTCGCTTGTTGGTAGCCGATATTTGAAATCAACCCAATCCCATCGTTTAAAGGATGCCCCATCGCCCAAATGCCGAAAACGAACCGGAAACAACCGTTTGAAATCGCCGTAGTGCGTCACCCCGGCGCAGCAAACTGTTTCCCCATGTGTGGCACTACGCCGCGGTAACGCTTTCACTAGGATGGAAACGCGGCAATTTTTCAGCGTGACGGACATAGCGCTCTGGATCATCAGCAAAAAGGTTGAAAATATTGAAGCCGAGTTGATCGGTTACTTCACGTGCAACAATTGTTCGATGGCAAGTTTCTGGGTCTCGCTCAAAACATAGCAAGCACGTTGCCGCAGCAACTACTGTATCCTTCAAGTCCTGAAGCGCATGCTGTGCTGCATCTGTTTCGATGTGGTCGCCATAGATTGAACGGAAAAGATCGAATTTGCCCGCGCGGGCTGCTTCTCTGCCGGGCTTCGGATCTCCAAGGGCAACGAAATGAATATATTCGATGCCTTCTTCAGCGAGGCGTTGCGAGAGTTTCTTTTTAGAGAAACCGGGCTTGCGCGAAACGGCAACTGCGCGCACATCGGCCAACTGTCGGACCCCGGCAGCCTTCAGTGTCCGCACGAACCTGTCGATATCTGTGCCCTCATAACCGACTGTGAATAATATACTCATGTCTTCTCCTTTTATTTATCTTAGCACAGTGGTTTTGATAGGTAATCCCCATTTTGACGTTTATCCATCCCCACACATCGCCCTTCGGTGCTGATTAATCTGCACCTCGCGTCTTAGGTTTGCCTGCCATTCGTTCGCCAATCGGGCGTCCCATTCGGGTTGGGTCCACCGAAAATCTTCGGTCACGAGGTCACAGAACAGCGGCGCGTTTGTGGTCCTATTCGGGGATGAGCAGCCACTCACGAGGATCAAAGTTGCGCAGGTCATCAGGAAGTGTCGCATTGCGGGTTTCTGCCTCTTGGATGTTTTGGATACGGGCGGTACAAGCGGCGTGTGATCCGCGCGCGGTGGTCAGGTCATGCAGGGCGCGGTCAAGGCGCGCCTGCGTTTGGGTGGCGTCGATATGTTTGGCCAGGGCGACCCCGGCCAGAATGGCGGCCAGCGCCCAAGGTAGTTTGGGGATGATCATCACCGATCCCCCCCGGCCCATTTGCGCAGACGTTCGCGCGCGATCCAGCCAAGCGCAATGGCCCCGATACCGGCCAGACCCACCACCGCGATCTGCGCGCCGGGTGTTAATTCGCCAAGGGCGGTAAAGACGCCGCCGGCACTGGCCAGGGCGGCCGCGGCGGTGGCCTGCAATGTGGTGGATTGCGCGGGGGATGTGCGCGGCGCGCGGGCCGCAAACCAATCGCGCACCTTAAAACAGGGGCAGGCCTTGGCCGCATATTCATTATGGCCAGACAGGCGCGCAGGCCCAAACTGCCCCTCTAGTTGCGTGATTACATCGCGCAGGGCGCGGTCTTGCGCGGGGGTAAAGTGATCGAAAAATTGATCATTCGCGCCCCCGCCATGCCCGCCGATCAAGGCGATGCCGATGCTGTTGGCATTATGGCCATAAGTATGCGCGCCGGGCCGTTCGACGGGCCGTCCCTCGGCCACCGTGCCATCGCGATCGATCAGATAGTGATAGCCGATATCGGCAAACCCGCGATCATCGACATGCCAGTGTCGGATTTCGGCAACCTTATCGGTGAGGGCGCGCCCCTGCATCCAATTTGGGCGGGTGGCGGTGCAGTGAATGATAATATCGGTGATGTCACGCATGGGGTTTCTCCGTTAAAAAAACCCGCCAAAGGGCGGGGGATGGTGTATATGATTGAATGATTAGCCGCGCTTTGGCGCAAACCATCGAACGCGGGCGAAATGCAGGGCGATCACGACAAGGCCCCAATCCTTTAGCACCCAGAATGGCAATTCCAGATCACCGGGAAAGCCACCAAATAAAAAGGCAACCAAGCTGCGGTGGCTTTGCGCCAAAAGACCCGCCGCGCACAGCGCCAGCCCAATGCGCAATAACATAGGGGCTGCGCGCGCGCCCTTGTCGGTGACAAGAAAGATAATGATCACAACCGCCGCGATTGGGTCAAACAGCAGGGTTGTGATGGATATGATCCGATCAATTATCATCGCCGTCGCGCCCCCCACGCAATGTGGTGATGGTGTCAATCGGTTGGGATTTGAACCGTTCGGATATCTTGAACACCCCCGCCACGCCATTCATGCCAACAATCCCCAATAGAAACGCCAGCGCATGTTCCATCGACCCATTTAACCCGGTATATTCAAGCACAATAGGCGTCAGATACGCCGCACAGGCCGTGCCGCCCAACACCGTGCCAACCGCCGATAAGGGCGTGAGATTGCGGATCAAAGACAAAGACACAACACCGCCCACAAACCCAGCCACAACCGCCCCCGCCTTAACACCCAAAACATCCCACCATTCCATATGTAAATTCCTTGAGTTATTGCGTTATAAGCGTCGAAGTTTGCGCGTATATTGCCTAGTTTTTTATACGCATTTGTGTATTTTACGCTTGTTTAATTATGCGCAAAAGTTTATAAATAAAGCATGACCAAAAGACGCGACATCATCAAAGCCCTTGAGGCCGCCGGGTTTCTAAGCAAAGGCGGCGCCAATCACGAAAAATGGGTACATAATGATGGCCGCACCACGATCGTTGGCCGGCATAAAGACATTCCCCTGCCCACTGCACGAATGATTGCCAAACAAGCCAAGATCAAATTACCGAAGTGAGATCAGTCATGCCCAAGATGACCTATAAAGAAACCCGCCTTTACCCTGTAATTCTGCATCATGACGGAGATTTGTGGGGGTATTTCAGCCCTGAATTTGGCGGCGGTGGCGCCCCCACACAGGCCGAGGCCCTGCGCCTTGCGCAATTGATGTTGGATGACGAGATTGCCACCCTTGTAGATGCGGGCCAAGACTTGCCCGCCCCAATGGATGCAAACGATATTGAGGCCGATGGTGGCGTAGTGGCGTGGCTGCCTGTAACAGTCACCAACGCGGCAGAACGCATTTACATCACCATCCCCAAATCCCTGCTGGCACGGGTTGATGCGGTGACCCCAAACCGGTCTGCCTTTTTCGCGGAATTGGCTAAAGATCGGCTTCAAGTCGCCCATCAAAACGATTGATCTGCTTGCGGTTTTAAGTGTTTATACTACGCGGAAATTGGCTTTCTAGGCCAAGATAACTTTGCGAAGCGTGGTGCCTTTATGGATCATACGGCGCAGTTCATCACGGTCATCTGTTCTAAAAATTTCGATTGGTGAATGAAAAACCACGCGTTCGGATTGAGAAAAAGGTTTTTGGGGGCCATTTCAGAAAATTCTTTTCGTGGCCCAAATGAAAAACCGGCGCCACCTTATGGCAAAATAGGCGACCCAAACCCGCAAAGGGGGGGCGTGATCGCTGAGTGCGGCTTCAAACCACTGGCTATCGGCAAAAGCGTGGCGGTATCCGGCCTCAAGCAGGCAATCATGAATCGCGGCGGCCTTTAGAAAATATGGATCATCGGGGGGAAACACCCATGTCAAAAGACGCGGGACCGAGCTTTCAAATTCCGTGCCTACAGGCACCAAAAATACCCAACTCGACCCTTTCCTGCCAACATCCCACCGCAATTCCCGAACAACAATATAACCCCGCGACCCACCTAAACGGCACCAGCTTGTATCAGGCATAGAATGCTCCGTATGTGATGGCCTTGTGGGGCCGCGTTGCCCCACCTGTAACAAAAAGTGCTCCAGTTTTACAATGGATGGGCCAGGTGCAGTTTGGTGACAAAACCAGAACTGCGCGAATAGGTGTGTTCGACGCCCGATATGACATAAGCCCCGGTCACACTGATGCGCGCCCCGGTTAAGATACAGGCGGCCTCGGGTTGGGCGGCGGCGTTGCCTTCGATGATGATTTTGCCAACGCCACTGCCGCGTTCGCTTTCGGATTTTAGGGCGTTTGCCATTTCCTCGGCTGTTTGTCGGTTGGGGGCTTCAAATCTACCAACGGCAATGGCGCGGCTGCCTTCGATTTCTGTTTCAACGACAACCTCATCATGGCGGGCTTGGTCGCGGTCATAATATCGCACACGAATTTCTTTATATCGTGCCCGCCCGATATAGGGGGTGATATCCCAAGAATGCAGGTTTTCGCCCCGCGCCGCGACTATGGGGGGCAATGTATCACCTGATGGGGCCTTATTGGCGTTTTTGCGTACCATAATCGCGGCGTCATTCCTGATTTTGAATGTACCGCCCAATTCGCGGGCCAGACGTTCGCCAAATGCGATAAAGCTTTCGTCATCCATATGTTCATAGTTACGGGTGATGGTGCCAATATCGGGATCAATGCGAATATCGGTGATGCCTGCATGCGCGCCTGCGGCCCTGATCATGGCTTCAATCGTCATGTTGTCAAAATGGCGTTGTTGGGGTTCTTTGGCCTTTCCGCTGGTGTCTAACCCCTTGGCCGAGACCTCAATATACGTTCCACTGCGTCCACCTGTGCTGCGAACTTCATCAATTGTGCCGCTGAATACTTGGGCCACCCCCAACTCACGAAACCCCATATAGATGGTGATTTTGGCGTTGTGGCGGGGAAAGGCCACAAGGCCATCTTTGTCATCAATCATCAAGGTGGCAGTGTCGGATGATGTGCCCGCGCGGTCGGTGACATTAACGCGTTGCAACACCCGGCGCAGGGTAAGCATGATATTCACACCCTCAATGAACACAACACAAATGCCTTGGTTGCGCATGTGTTAGCTCCATAATGTAATCTGTTCCACAATCCGTTCATCTGATTGATCCGGAACGGGAAGGGTGACAATCGTACCGATTGGAATATGCGTGCCCATTTCGGCCAAACCTGGGTTGTGATCATAGATTTGGCCAAGCATATCGGGCATGGGCGCGCGAAATCGGTTCCAGATTAGGCGCGCCACCGTCAGGCCCGCACCGGTGACTTCGATCTTTTCGATGCTTTCACTCATGTAAATAATCCCAATAGGATAGTGGCAAGTGCAAGGCGGCTTGGGCGGCCTGCGCGTCTTAGCTTGACTGTCACAGAAATTTTCTGCCCCACGCCATCGGCGGCCAAATGTGTGTTTCGGGTGCTTACGCTTTCGATCACAACCCACCCCATTGGCACGCCATCACCGCGCAAAAGAAATTGCGGATGCCCGCGCGATCGCATGGCATGCAGAATGCCCAATTCATCAAGCCCCCCAATGGTTTTGGGGAAAAGATCGCCGCTTAATGTCCATGTATGGGCACCTTCGCCGACATATTCCATTGGGGGTTCTGCGCCCAAAACGGGTTTGGGCACGTAATCGGTTGCGGCCTCTGCTTGGATTTCGTTTATGTTGAACGGGTGAATTTTGATCGACAATGCCCCCAATTGATACAGCATATTCAAATTCCATCTGCATAAAGCCCACGTAAACGACGCGCCAATTCGGCCTCAAGCCGTTCACCGATTTGATCCACAAAATCCATCGGGTTTTGGCCGTTGGTGATTGTGATTGGCCCGGTCAATGGCCCAGTGATTGAAACCGCCACACCATCGCCTGCGCTGGTTTGGGGTGTGCCCTGTGTGGCGCCTATGCCCTGAGGGGTAAGCGCATTGGGATCGGGCAGGGTGATACCACCCGCACCGCCCGGTGATACTGCATCCCGCGCCCCGGATAGGGCGTTTGTTGTTGCACGCGTATTATGGACAAAGCCACTTTGCCCGAATGTCACCAATTCGGGGCCTTCTTCGCCCACAAGATAGGTGCCACCTGCACGCACAGGCCCGCCGGATGCACGCGCGCCATCAATTGAAGGGCCACTACCGCGGCTGCGCCGCATCGAACCACGGCCTATCGCGCCTGACACGGTTTCAGAAGGTTCTAACCCACCCATCAACGCGGTCCACCAATCGGGTGGTTCTGGCCATTGAATGATATCGGACAGGCTAATGGACCCAATGGCGTCGATAATCATAGACGGGAGGCCAGTCAGCCATTCAACGAACCCATTGAACATATCTATCAATGAGGTAATGGCCCCGCCAATCCACTCTCCTATATTTACACCAAAATCACGCCATTCGGCTTCGGTCGCGTCAATAGGCCCTAATAAATCACCCAGCCAGCCGAATAAAGTTTCAAAAGATGCTGAAAGTGCATCAAAAATAGGAGCGGCTGGTTCAAAGGCACTCCGGATGCCTTCGCCAATGCCCTGAAACATCGCTCGAATGCCATCCCAGTTGTTGTAAATCCAAGTTCCTGCGGCGGCCACGGCAGCCAACGCCAATCCGATAGGGTTTGCAAGAACTGCGGTTGTTAGCATTCTCACGGCTCCAGCCGCCAATGTTAGGCCGCCACGCAGCAAACGCAAAGGATTTAGGAGGCTCAATATGCTGCCCGCAGCCATTCTTATCGCACCGCCTGTTCCTATGATCGAAGCGGATGCAGAAAACCCAATCATTGCCATTCTGGCCCGGCGCAAAACAGCAATAAGGGGGCCTATGGTGACGCCCATAATTGCCCTAGACATAAGCACAGCCGAAGCAGCAGCTAGTCGCCCGGCCCCTTGAACGCTACGAAGCCCAAAGGACAGCATCGAAAGCGCACCGCCGCGCCCCAAAAGGCCGGCAAACCGTAAACCTGCCAAGGCAATTTTGAATGCGATCACACCTGCGGCAACCTGAAACAGCGTGGCGGCAAGTTGTGGGTTGGCGGTGATGAATTCATCAACCCGGTTGATCACAGGGATCAGGGTTTCAATCAGAGCCATTAGATTGGGAAGCAACGCATTGCCCAAACTGATACTTAGGCTTTCCCAAGCGGATGCAATACGCCGAAACGCGCCGCGGGCGTTGTCAAGTTGTTCTGCGGCGACGCGTTCTGCGGATCCGCGTTCATAAAGGGTCGCGATATAGTCTTGCAATGCGCCTGTACCGGCCTCGGTGATCAAAACCGTGGCAGCACTTGCGGCCTCCATCCCTGCGATTGTCCCAATAATCTCAGACCGGGCGGCGGTGCCCATTCCGGTCATGGCTCCGTCAAGATCGGCTAAGATATCGGGCATGTCACGCAGATTGCCATTGGCATCGGTTGTTTCAACCCCCAAGGCGCGCAATGCGCTTGCGGCCTCTTCGGTGGGGGCGGCCAGACGTGAATAAATCGCACGCATTGCCGTACCGGCACGTGACCCTTGAATCCCGGCATTGCCCAATAGGCCGGTCATGCCTGCCACCGTTTCAATAGACCCGCCAAGGTCATTGGCGACGGGGGCTACATACCCCATCGTATGGCCAAGCATTTGCAGATCGGTATTGGATGATGTGAATGTATTGGTCAAAACATCGCCAATGCGGCCGACTTCGCTTGCCTGCATGCCAAAGCCGCTCATGATATTGGATGTGATATCGGCGGTTGCGCCTAATTCGGCCTGTGCAGCGCTTGCCAATGCAAGCGCGCCAGGCATTGCCGCAATTGTGTCGTTCACCGAAAAGCCGGCCATCGCATAAAACTGCATACCTTCTGCAGCTTGCGTGGCAGACCAGTTTGTAGTTGCCCCCAATTCACGCGCAGTTGAAGTCATTTGGGTAAGCTGATCATCATTTGCGCGAGCTAATGCACCAACGCGGTCCATTGAGGCCTCGAAATTTGCCGCTGCCTGAACGGGGCTTGCAATCGCGGCGCGCAGGGCAAAGAACCCCGCCGTGGCATCGACCAGACCACCACGCGCGTTTGCAAGGGAACGGTCATTTTCGCGCATGGCGATGTTTAACCTGCGCCCGAATGACATGCCTTCAAGCCCTTGGCCCGCGTTGCGAATGCCCAACAGGCTATTTGAAACATTGCGCGCGGGGCGGCTTACCTGATCGACAAGGCGGATAATCAAAGAACTGGTTAGGTTGGTCATCTTATATTCACCTGGTAAATTTTGGCGATCCGCCCCGCTTCGACTTGCATGTCAATCAGTGTCAAAACGTCTAAGTCTTCGACGTCAGGCCATGGGACGTGGAAAAAATGGCAAATATTGGCTTTTATTTGCTGTTCGTTGTCGCAGTACCATCGGGCGATGTCTGCGATTTGGGTTTCACCCCCAGGGCCTGTTCCAAAAAAGGTGCGATCATTTCCACGATATTGTTGATGTCGCCAACGTGCATTTCATCAAGTGCGCCTTTGGGCAGGTCTGTGATGATCTCAATCGCATCTAGGGTCATTTCGCCCTCAGAATACGCATCAGACGGGGATCGCACCCGATCAACCAAACGCGCGATTTGGCGCATCTGTTTGCCTTTGGGGGTTTGTACAACCGCCTTTTCAATCACGATTGGTGCCGTTTTTTCCCCTTCGGGTTGAAACTCAACAGGGCATTTTAGGGTGTATTCTTTGGTTTCGAATTTCATTTTGTGATCTTTCATATGAATAAACCCCAGATGCGCGGGGCACCCGGGGTGGTTAGAAAATGATGGTATAGGGCAGGGGTCAGAGGCCGAGATTACGGTTCATGTCGGCATTTTGGTCAACACCATCCACCCGCCATGAGTTTGAGAAAAAGTCGAAATAGAATTTTTCGGCCCCGTCAAAATGCAATTCATAATGCGTAATGGCATGGATCGCATATTCATGGCCTTGCAAAGACCCCCGTTCAAAGGCATCTGGTGCGACCTTGCCCAACCGGCCTTCCATGATGACCTTGGCCTGAAAGGCCCGCCCGGTGCGGCGATCCACAACAGACCCAAACCCGGTATAGGTTTCTGCCGTGCGTGTGCCTAGGCCAAATTGCGACAAAACCTGTGGATCATGACCGGTAAGTTTGAAGGTTGCGTTCAATTTGTCGATGCCAACGGGCACCTCAATACCCACGCGCCCGCCACCGGGGGAATGATCGGCAAAGGTTTCATTAAGTTCCGGCACCTTTAATTCGGCAAGCGAAAGGTGTTTGGATGATGTCGGGTCTACTGTGCCGCAAAACAGGTTCACGGCCTCCATCACATAGAGGGTGGACATTGGGATTATTCCTTAAATTGGGGGTTTGGCCGGGTTTGGCCATATGTAAATGGGTGCTTGGGTTTAACCCGCCGCCGCCAATAGGTTTTCAAGCATCGTATCAAGTGCCGGTGCATAGCGGTGCGATTCAATATCAAGACGGCGCAAAACGGGTGGTTCTTCGGCCTTGAAATAAAGCGAGAAATTGCCAAGCCGCAAATCACCAACGTTGTTTTGATCGGGATTGAACCCAACCTTAAACCCAAGGATATCGCCATCGGCCTCAAGCCCGCGCAGGGCCATTGTCATGGTCTGCATCACACCTTCAATCGTTTGGGCGTTTAGGTTGAACCGGCCCAGATAAAACCGCAACGTGCGCAGGAACATCAGATGGATATAATCACGGGTGCGTTTGACATTATAAAACCGCCACAGGTCGTCTTCGGCGGCGGTGTCTGTGCCGACAAAGGTAAACCCGCCCGACCCAAGGGATGTGACAGACCCGGCTTCGCCGCGCACGATGATACCGCCGTTTAATGCAAGAATTTGTTGCCCTTCGGTATTGCCATCAACTGTACTGAATGGAATGGGGCGGCTAACATCGACAATGCCCTGCATGGGGCGGTTGGCGGCTGATTTGGATGGAACACCGCGATTGTTGTTATCACGCGCCACGATCATGCCCAGAACGCCGCCAATGCTATCAACATCAACCGCAGGATTGCCAACCTTAACCCATGTTTCAACAGGGATAAGTCGTTCGCTGCTGAATGTTTCGCGCCAATCGGTATAGCCTTGCAAACTGTTATGCGGCCCTGAAATCACGGCCATAGCGACCAATTTTTCCAACGTCCCGGGCAAGGCGGCCACAATCGGGTTTGCCGTTGTCGGGCTTTGTTGTTGGTGGGTGTATCCCGGCACCCCAATAAGGCGTGGGGCCACGCCAAGCAAACTTTCGGCGTCTTCCAGGGCTTCAATACCATCGATGAGGTTTGCCATGGTGGTGGCCTCGTCAATGCCTTGTTCAACACGCACAATGACAAGCCGGGCCGAGGCCGCAAAACCCGTCATCTGTGCCTCAATCAGATCAATTTGATGATCAATCGTGCCGCCAGTGCCCAATGCGGTTACAGCAGTTTTATCCGCAGAATTGATTAAAACAGGCGTGTTGATCGGGTATAAAATCGGGTCTGCCGCCGGCGCAGTGACGACTAGACCAATTGTAGATAGGTCCGCCGCCACGGCAGAGCGTACCTCATTATTCACCTGTGTGATTGTAAAGCCAAAGGTAGGAAGTGCCATTTTCGTGGTTCCTTTTCATGTGCGATTTAGGGGAAGGGGCAGGCGCTTAACCGATCACCGGCCAATGTTTATCATTGTCGTAATCGGTTGGGATATCGCCATTGTCTTTGATGGCCCATGCGGTTTGTTTTATGGCCATTGCATATGCGATGACGGTTTGGGCAAACGCGATGAATTGATCGGGTGTCAGGGCGTGGATGATGTTATCGGCGTCGCGCCATTTGATGTCGGGGTCTGTTACACCGGCGGCGTGTGCCTTTTCGGCAAGGCGTTCGATGACCAGCATATCCTGAATGGCGGTCTCGGTGCCTGTCATATTTATAGGGTTATCGTAACCCGCCACCGTGAACACCCCGCCGGCTAAAAGCCGCCGGTCGCGTTCAGTGTTGATATCATCGGGCGTGGGCCGCGCGGCGGTTTCCCATTCGTTCAAGATCGCGGCTTTGTCTGCCGGATCAACGGGAATGCGTTGTCCGTTGACAAGTTTTGTCATTGTCATTTGTATTACCTCAAGATTTAGCGGGGAATGCCATACATATGGATGGTGCCGGATGCGATTGCGCCGGTGTCCATAAAGAACCGAATGCCGTTAACTGGCCCTGAAAAAACAGATGAATTTGCCCGAACATCGGCATAGCTTAGCCCGTTTGTTGATGGCCTTGCGCCTAGGCTTGAGGTTTGAACCTGCTTCCCCGCGATGTCGGGGTTGTGCAATGTCATTTCGCCAGAAGCGCCCGGTTTGACTGGGCCATTGGCGATATCATCGGTCAATCGACCAGCGCTAGCAGTGGTTGGGCTAAACCCAAGGTTGTGCCGCTGATATTGGCTCGCAGTATCCACATATGACACGCCGCCATCTGTCGAAAACCGGAAAAGTAACATGCCACCGCTTGTTTGAGGCGTCATCGAACTGTATTGAAAAACATAAGAAATATAAAGACTTGAATCAAAGCCCGTGAAGTCAATCACCGCGTCATTATTGGCCGTGGCCGTGGCGATATGCACGCGACTGGTCTGTGCCGCAATCGCCTGTTTTGTGCGAAGTGGGGTCATCAAATCGGTGTTGTTTGTGCCTTGCTCGGCCTCGGACTGTGTCGCGATGCTATTCAAAAGAGCTGCCAAATCCGCCGTCCCTGCAAGGCTCACCGTATCGAATGCTTTGATGCAATACAGCGCGGCGACGTTGCGAGGGCGGTTTTCATGTGCGGTTGGCACCACGCGGGATGCATCAAAATCGGCCTGAAAATCCGCACCACCACTATTGGATAGAACCCCGGCTGCGCCAATATTTCGAAACGCGCCAGTGATCGCACCATTCGCCCCAATCGTGCCGATTTGCCCGGTGATGTTGCGAATGGCATCGCCCTGCGCCGACCCCAATACACGGCCCGCATCCACGCCGCGCCCATTGTCAAGGCCGCGCAGAAATTCACCGCGCAGATCGGGCAAAAACGGATCGCCATTGGCATCTGTCACCACTCCCGCCTGTGCCAATAAATGCGCCCGCAATTCGGGGTAAAGCGATGTCACCGGCGACCCATCACACACCAACCACCCCGCAGGGGCCGTGTCTTGATAAAATGGCGATATTGCGCCAATGGGTGTGCCCGCGCCTGCGCCGATATTGGCGCGGGCCTGTGCCGGATCGGTGATTTCAGACAGGTTATTCGCCCCGTTCATGGCGGTTGCCAATTGCGCTAGGGCTGCAGCAATATCGGCATCGTTAGATTGGATAGCCGCAGCCAATTCATTCAGGGTATCCAACGCACCCGGCGCGCCATTCACAAGATCGTTGATCGCGGCATTAATTTGCGCGCTGACATCAATATTATTCAGGGCCGTTTGCAGGGTCTGAATTTGATCGCGCAGCCATTGGGTGCGGTTGGCCAACATTTGGTGGGGCACATTGTCAAACCCTTCATTTAGGGCAAGATTTGGCGGACCACCTAGCACAGGATCGGTTTGTTCAAGTTGATAAATGCCATTTTCCCATGTGGAATTTTCGACAAGATTTGCCATTATAAAACACCCCTTGTGTTCGTCCCGTCCCTGACAAGGCGGGCGTTGTAAAGATGTGAAGCTTGCGAATAATCAAGCGCTTTGAGATGGCACCGTGCGGGCGCGGTTTGTTGCAGGATTGTTCGTACCTGCGCGGCTTGTGCGATGGTGATGGGTCGGGCCAGTATAACTCTGTATTCGGCCCAATGGTCTGCAGGCGCGCGCGTGGTTGTGCCATCCCTCACAGTTTGCCCGTTATAAAACGTCCAACCATAGCGTTCTAAAACAATCGCATCGCCATAGCCCGATGCCTTTAACGCCGCCTTAATACCACCTAATGTGCCCTTTTTGCGGTGGATATCTATCGTGGCGCGTACATAGGATCGGCGGTCTTCGTCGGCCCATGCCGCATCCCATAAATCACCCGACAGACCCCATGATAACAAAGGCAAAAATTCGGGTGGGCACGTGTCGGGATTCCATGTGTTGGCAAGATCGGCGTTGCGTATGGCCCAAAGGGAGGCCTGTTCTAATGCACGTTCAAAATTCGTAGAATGATCGGGCAAAACCGAGGATATAGTGTTAAACATCGACCCCCGCATATGTAACGGTTACATTTGTGCAAAATGCCGCTTGGCTTTCATTGCGTGTGATTGTGGCGGTTGGGTTTGTGATCTCGGCGCGTTGCACACCTGGTTGATGCAGGGCGCGATATAGACCCGATATTGTAACATCATGGCCCAAACGATGCATGGCGTCTGTATAATCGTGAACCGCGCGCGTGGCCGCGTCGCGCACAAAATTACCGTCAATCCCGGCATAGCACCAGATTTGCGCGGTCACCTGATAATCTAAAACACTGGCCGATTGCACCGTTACGGCATCTGTCAAAGGGCGCACATCTTCGTCATTCAGGGCCGCCGTGACCGTTGATAAAAGGTTTGGCGGTGCCACCCCGTTTGCCGTTTTGGATAAGACGGTGATCAATACCTCTCCCGGATTGGGGGATTGCACGCCGATATCTTTGACATCGGGATCGGCGGATAGCCCATGAAACCGATATGCGCCAATCGGGCCTGCGGTGGAAAACCCATCCACCGCCAAAATAATGCGTTCGCGCAATTCTGCATCACCTTCGCCATTGAGACGCGTCACCATATAAAAGGCGGCCAGATTGTCCAAATCTGTGCCGGTTGCATAGGCAAGCATCGTGGCCTTGGCCGCATCATTCACACGCGCGCGCATTTGCATGGCGTGATAGGCATAAGCCTGCAGCATTTTGACGATTAGGTTGCCCTCAACATCCAATAAAACCGTGACTTGCGCGCGGGTTGGCACGCCTTTTTCGGCCGCCGCAAGGCTTGTGGTCGGAAACTGTTTTAGAAACTCGGCCTTTATTTCGGTTAGGATGTGATCATAGGTTAGGTTTTCCAAAACCTGTGGGGCAGGGTATTGAGAAAGATCAAGTGTGGTCATAAAACACCCCCAATATCTGGCCCGGCCAGTTGAACACTGACCTGCCTCAGGCCGCTTGCGGTATCATCGCCAAGCAAAGCCAGCGGCATGTATTCGCCCCTGATTTCGATGCCTACGACGCCGCCACGTGTTAAATGGGTCGGCACCGCGCGGGTGACGCGAAACCGCGGCTCAAACACATCTAAAAAGGCGATGATGCTTGCGGTTAGGCCAAGCATTGTGTCTTGTGATATGTTTCGGCCCAATGTTTGCGGCACAAGTGACCCGTAATATTCGCGCATGATGCGGGTGCCTAACCCTGTTAAAAACCCTTCGCGAATGTTTTGCGCGACCGCAGGCCAACCCACCAAGGTTTCGCCCGTGGATCGGTCAAAATCGACATTCAGGGCGTCTAATCCAACCGATCCGGACATGTGTCACCTCTTTCAAGTGTCTTTGGGTTTTGGGGTGTCTGCGTCTTTTTTCGTGGTATCGGTATCGTCCGCAGCCTGATCATCGGGTGGCAGGTCTGGCCCTTTGCGCGGATCATCGGCCAGTTTTACGGAATTGCCGTTGATTTCGACCGAAACGCGGCGGTGATTGCCAACCGCGCCGAATGTTAATCGTGGTTTGCCATGCACAATCACAATCGCACCGCGCAAGGCGCGTGGGTCATCTTGTCGTGCCATGATAAGGTCTTGAATCGTATCTTTTGCCATCCCGTAATCTCCTAATTTGGGGGTGAGGTTGAAGAACCACCCGAACGAATACCGCCATGGGTGTGGGTGCTTCCGATATCTTTGCCGTTATTGGTGACACCGCCGCCTGCAACGACAAGATTGCCATTGACGGTTAGGCCCGATGCATCAATCACCACTGTGCTGCCACCAATTTTTATTGTAAGACTGCCTGCGCTCAGCGTGAGTGTCGCAGACCCAAACGTCATCACGTGCTGGTTTCCTGCGCCACTTGGGCTTGGTGTGGCCGATGAAAACCCAAGCGGCATTGCAATCGCCTGTCTTAGGTCACCACCCGGCGCCATGGTCATCATTTGTTGGCCTACGCTTGGTGGGGAATGAATGCGCATGGCGCCTGCGGTTTGTGCGTAAGGAATGGGCGCAGAAAGATAATCACCATGTTCGTTGCCACCAAAGCGCAGCCGCACGGTGCCGGCGGCGGGGTCAACCTGCGCCACGGTGCCTTGGCGGCAATTGCCACGCGCCAACCGTTCCAACGCGGCAACGCGATGGACCAATGATTCAATTTGTGATGACATTTTATGCCTCGGTCTTTGCAAAGGTCACGGCACACCGGGGATGGTGATGCCTATTTTGGCCGCCGCATCATCCGATAGGCCCTGATCGGCGCGCGCCCTGTCGGGTGGGGCGATGGGCGGGGTGCCGGTGATGCTTTGCCGGATCAAAGGCGATAGGGGGGCCATTTCCCCATCCGTGTCGATTTGGGTTAGAAAATCCGCCCATATATCACCGGGGCTGGGATCATGGCCGAAATGGGGTTCATGCGGGGCCATGATGGTGATCACGATTTGCCGCGCGGCAAATCGGGCCTCATCATTCGCGCCGACCCCACGTTTGTTGGTAATCTTGTCCACGCTGAGGCAAAAGCGTTTGAACACTGCATCCCAGGGGTTTGTTTTTTGTTCAAAAAGCGCGCGCATGATTTGGCGCGATATCAACCCAAGCGATATTTCAAACCCCGAATCCGTGGCGGGGATCACGATATTTGGGCCAGTGCCCGCGCCCGCCGGTGTGGGGCCTTGCGCCGCGACGGCATGGGCGATTGCGACTTCGATCACCAAATCAATCGTGCGGTTGCCCCCGGTGACATCCCGCCCGTCAATATCGGTGGCATTTTCATCTTCGGTTGAGATCACGATAAAGGGTTCATCCTTGCCCTCATCAAAGGCCATATGATCAATGGGTGCGATGGCGCTATCGTGAACGCGCATATCGGCATAGGTTGCGCCCTCAATCAAGCGGCGCGCCGAAAGACGCAGGGCCATGGCGACAAGGCTGCTCATGCGGGGGTGCTTTCTTCGTTTATGATCAATTGAACATCCCCCATGCCACTTGGCAGGATCATCGCGATACGAAACCGCTTTTCGCCTGTGGTGCCGGGGTTAATCAGGGCGATGTCATCTTTTCTGGGCTGCCAGGGCAGGGCGTTAAAATTCTGCCCCGTCATCCAGATTTCGCTGCTGGCATGGATGCGCCGTGTTTTGGCATTATCTAACCCTTGTGATATCTTGCCTATGCGCGGGGCAAGTGAAACAACACCGCGTGTTGCAACCTGAGGCCGCGCGGGGTCAGGCCCGCGCGCATAATCGCCCCCATCCATCCCAAGCAGCGCGATACTTTCGCCCAAATGATCACAAATCACGGCCTGACCGGCCGCGTCAATTTCGTCAAAGGTTGAAGTCATCGCGCTGCGTTCTTTCAATAGATTTAAGGGTTACGCCCGGCGGCCCTTCATCAAGGTTTTGGGCCGCGTGCACAGTTGCAGCATGTTTGTCTGCATTTCGCCATTGATGCCCTTGTCATTGGGCATTGGCCATTGTTTGGAATACAGGCGGCGACCACGCGTATTGACCGTTTCGATATAATCGGCCGGCGCATAATAGGTGCGAAACAGGTTGGGCACACCCATGGGAAAGAAATGCGCCTTGTCGGTTTCAATACCAACGCCGCCATCATGAACCGATCCATAATTTTCCCAGACGATGCCGCCAAATTCAAGAATTGGGTTTGATCCACGATTTGGCCCCACATAACTTTCGCGCAGAATTTTGGCCTCAGACCACCCTTCATATGTGGCGCGCAATTCGGGGTTTTTCAAAAGATCGTCAAAGAAATTATCCCCCGCAAAGGCGTGAATATGGCTAAATCCAACATTACCCAACTGGCGGCGCATATCGCGGATCGTATCGGTGCATGTTTTGCGCAAATCGCCGTCTTTTTTGGTGCCGAGGTCAAAATTGATCTCTGCCAGTTGTGATACACCAAATTCGGCAAATAGATTAAGGGTTTGGCCATTGGCATAGGTGACAATCCCGGTTACGGCGCCTAGGCGGGCGTGTTCTTCGGTGATGGCGAAATCATCCAATTGTTCGCCCATGCGGTCGGCCACCACGCCCTGCACAGTGCGCAATGCGGTTTCTGATCCAATTTGGCGCACGCCTTGCACTTCATCCGCGTAAACATTCCAATCGCGTTGGAAATGCGGGATGGTAAAGGATTTCATCGACCGCTTGGGCGTATCCCGCGTTTCGCCCGGCCCGCCGCGTGGGGTTGGTGTGACCAATTGCAATGTGTTGCCGATGCGTTCAATCGATATAGATGTCGTGGGGATGCGGGATGGCCGGAACAGGCCCATATCCTGAATGCGGGTTGATTGGTATTGCATATCATTGACCACATCGGTCAGGGCCGTCACGCCAAAGGCGTTGTTGTTAAAGATGTCTAACATCTGCATGTCTCCGTTAGCCTGTATAGGTGGGGGATTTATGGTATGTGGCACAGATCAGCGTACGATCATGCCCTGCGTTTTGAGTTGCGCGGCCTTTGCGGCGCGTTTGGCCGGGTCATCAACGGTTGTGTCATATTCCAGACATGATCCGTTTAGCGCGGCATCGCGTGTGATGGCGGCAACGGCACGGTCGGTATTGGTTGCATCCACGGTGTGAATGTTCACGGCACTGGCGGTTTCGGCCCCTTCAAGGCCGGTGACGACAGCGTGCGGCGAAGGCACGAACTGGCCGGGATTTGCGGCTACTTCACCCAAAACTGTGCCTGCGGGCACAACGCCTGTGCCTGCAGGAATGATAATATTATCGCGGGATCGGTTGCCATTCGCCTCAGACAGGATTGCCTCACCGGGGTGGCGGGGTTCGGTCAGCATTGTCATGGTTTTTTCCTTTGAAACCTTGGTGTTGCGTTAAAGATTGGCGTTGGGATCAGTGGTTTTTGTTATGTTCGGCCACAACATCGCCCCAACCGTAATTCTGGCTGGGCGCATGGGTGGTTGGGGTTGGGTCATTTGACCCCATTTCAGGGTAATCATGGGCGCGTTGTTCAGGCGTGGGGATGGTGTTGGGCGTCGCATTATTGGGCGGTGTGGCCGGGCCGGCTGCGGCAAGGGCGGCTTTGGCACCCTGTGTATCCATTTGCGTTTTAAATGCGAAATACGCGGCCAATGCGGGGTTTGCTTTGCCCTCATCACTATCAAGGATCGCACCGATGCGTGTGGTGGCATCAGACAGGCCTTCGGCCTTGGCATTGGTGATTGCCGCATCCATTTCGGCCTGTGTGTAAATTTTGCCGTCGCCCTTTGCGCCGGTGCCTGATGTTGTGCCTGCCATTGTCGTAATCTCCTGAGATATGCCCGAAGGGGCGTTGGTTTGAAGTTCGGAAAGGATTTGATCAAAAGACGCCATGCGGTCGGCTAGGCCGATCTCTATGGCCTCTTGGCCGAGATATGTTTTCGCCTCGGTTGCCATTGCGTCTTGCGCGGTAAAACGATCACCCCGACCAGCCGCGACAGTATTGATAAAGGCCTTGTAATGGGCGTTTATCATGTCTTGCAGATTGGCCTTGGCGCTTTCGGTCAATGGGCCAAACGGGTGGCCATCAACCTTATGTGCCCCCGCATGGATCACGGTTGCCTTGACGCCCTGTTTTTCCATTTGGCTGCCACGGTCAGCATGGACAAACACAACCCCGATTGACCCAAGAACGGCGGTATCAGACACCACAATTTCACTGGCCGCAGAGGCAATGCCATAGGCGGCCGAGGCTGCAACCGCATTGACGACGGCCACCACCGGCTTGACCTCGTTAGCCTGGCGAATGCGCAGGGCAAGTGCTGACATTCCGGGGGCTTCGCCACCGGGGCTGTTGATATCAAGGATGATCGAATGCACTTCGTCATCTTTTAGCGCGGCGTCAATCTGGGCCTCAATCCCTTCGTAAGAGGTTAGGCCGCTGCTGGCCCCGATCCATGATCCGCGATTGATTAGCTTGTCATGGATTTTGATGATGCCAACACCATTTTCGCGGCGGGTAAGGCTGAATGCGCCATCTTGGCGGCGATGGGTGCCAACAAAGCCGGTGCGGGATTCGACCTGATCGGCGGTTAGGTGGTCGGCCTCAATATCAAAACCAAATTCAACACGGTTGGTTTGGCACAGGAAATCGGCCACCTGTTGGGCGGCCTCTGGCGTCACCAGTAACGGTTGGCCAAAGATGCGCGCGCTAATGCGGGGCAATTGTGTTGGCATTACCATCCCCTTCCTTTGGGTGTGGCCGCAAATTGGCGGGGTTTTTGGCCTTTATGGCGGCGGCAGGCGGCCTCGGCGGTGCGGATTTCGGCGTCAAGGCGGGGCAGATCGGCGGCGCTATATCGCACGCGCCGCCGCACGCCGTTGCCCTGTTCGGCGTCATATTCGGCCAAACCATCGCCCGTGATGATCTTGTCACGCCGCGCACGCAAGGCCGCGGCCCGTTCGCACGGATGGGTTTCAAGATCGGGAATGTGACCCGGTGCGGGCGGGGATGCCTGTGGGGTGTTACTCATCCTCATCATCCTTTTCGTCATTAGAAAGGGCAGGGCCGTTTGCCGGGATGTGCAGGCCGTAAACGTCGCGCAAATCGGCCTCACGCGCGCGTTGTGCATAGACATCTTCGATATCCACACCCAAATCATTGGCGATCATTTCATCTGTCATCACGCCCATATCGCGGTAAACCTGATGGGCCTTTGCCGCCTTTAGGTCATCGGCCACGGGTTTGGGCGCGCCGATCCATTGTGCCCGGCAGGCCGCAACGCGGTTGGCCAAAAAGGCAGAATAGCCGCCCGGAAAGCCAATACGGCCTGTGGCGATTTCTTCTTCAAGCCAGGCCTCATAGATCGGCTGCAAGAACGGTGCGATCACGAATTTACGGCGGGCCAATGTGATTTGGTAAATCTCATTCACTGCCATTCGAACCGATGAATAGGTCGCGCCGGTATAATCGCCGGTCGCACTTTCATAGGTCAGGCCAAGGCAACGCGCCATTTCGCGCAATAAATGCAACGCAAATTCCTTGTAGGATGATTGCGGTTGATTGGGCGATAGAAATTCAAGCTTTTGGCCGGGAAAGGTGCTAACCACCCGCCCGCCAATGCCGATATCAATCGCGTTTGCATCGGCCCAGCCTGCCTGCATTTCGGCCCATGCCTCAAACGGGGAAACGCCTTGCGCGGCTAAAACCTGTGCCTCTTGCGGGGTTAGCAACCCGGCCAGTGCCTCTTCGCTTGGGGCGTCTGATTGCAGATTGGCGGCAAACACCGTTTGGATTAACGCCGCCAACAAGGTTGAATCGGCCAGTTGGTCAAACTGTTTTGCCACCTTCATCACGGGTACCAAAGGTGTGATACCGCGCACCTGACCGGGCAAGCCAACAAAGACATGGATCACTTTTGGCCGCCCATAAGCATCGCGCGCAGGCACGCGCACGGTGTGATGGCCTGTATCTATGGCACCAAACCGGCGTTTGCGGGCCATATACCCGATGGGGAACCCATCCCCATCCACAACCACGCCCGATATCGTGCGTTTGAACGCATCACTTTCCAGTGACAATTTGGTTGGCGGCAGCAGGCGCAGTTTGGTGCCACATTGCGACCCAAAGCGTTTGCGCCACACCAATTCACCAAGGATTTCGCCGGTGCTTAGCCATGATCGAAACGCGGCCTCTTGCATCTGCGCGATGGTGCGGCGGCCCTCAATATCGCATTCAATGGCGGTTTCTGACCACAGGCCCCAACGACGTTCGACCATATTGCGCCACTTTTGGGCCTGTGTCTCATCCATGCCGATTAGGTCGTTTTCAGGCGCACAGCGCAGGCGTAACCCCGACCCAACCGTGTTTGACACGGCCTGATCAAACATGCCCGAAATCCAGCCTGAATTTTGCACAAGATCAGTGGCACGCGCGACCGCCGGTTCCCACGCGGCATCCACATCATCTGCGATTGACCGCAGGGCCGGTTGCCATTGCGCGCCACTGCCCTTTGCGCCGCGCATAAATTCACTGCGCGGGATGGGCACAAACCCAGACCCGGTATTTGCAGGCGCGATTAATGGGCTGATGCCATCAGCTTGAACAAGGGCAGGTCGTGTCATGGTTTACCTCGGCCGGGGACGAGCCCCAAAGCGGCGAAAGCGATTGCGTAAATCGTCTTTGGTGTCTGTTGGCGGCTTTTGATCGGTGGCTTGATCGGGTTCAGGCGCGTGTTGTTGCGGGGCGGTGTTGGTTTCAACCTCACCCCACATACGTTCAACGCCTTCGGGTATGGCCTGCACGTTTAGGGTGTAACCGGCGGCGGCGCATAAGGCTTCGCAGTCAAACAGGTGATTGTCGCGCCGTATGGGTTTCCATTCGGGTTTTGTAGATCCCGCTTTGATTAGGCGCACCTCGGACAACACCTGTTTGGCGTATTCGTCATCGGCCTCTTTGTGCAGGTAAAACGCGCCGGGCCTCCCCAAGGGTGTTTTGATGCGCGAATGGACAAGGCTTTTGAAAAAATCTGGATCAAGGCTAACCAGATTGATGGAAAAGGGCCGTTGTTTGCCATCGGGTTTGACCTCAATCTTGCTAACCGAATAGGGCTTGCCGCCGGTATTGCTGCGGGTTTTGCAGGGCGACACCACAAATGAATATTGCCGCGCAAAATCATAAACACGGTGCACACTGCCTGCATTGGGTTTGTCAGGGCGATAGCCTGCATCGACAAACACCTTTTCGATATGCACCCCGGCAATGGGCGATAGCATGATATTGGCCAATTGTTCCCAAACATCCTGTTCGGCGGTTTCCCCGATTAGATACCCATAGCGGATCATCCATGATGTACCCCGCGCCCCAAACCCACGGATGACATAATAAAGACCGCGTTTTTGCACATCGACGCCCATAACCACGCGCAAAATGCCGTTATGAATTTGGCCGGGCGCATAATCTTTGCGGTGATCTAACAACGCTTTCCAATCGGGCATATCGCCAGTCACGCCGGGGGCGTACATTTCACCGAAATTGGCGTTGACGGCGGTTTGTATCTTGTCTTCCTCGCCCGACATTTCGGCCTTAAGCAACCGTTCGGCCCGTTGGCCCCATGTTACAAAAGGCGAACATAGCCCCGATGACCATTGTGAATAGGTGGCGTTTTCGGGGTCGTTGCGGTTTTGGGCAACGTCATCAAGCGTTTGGTCTGGCGCGATCATAAAACCGCGCGCATTCATGGCGGCCTTTGTTTCGCCGCGCGTGCCTTCTTCAATGATGCAGCCATTATTGGGGCATACCAAATGCGCGCTGCGCCGGGCCTGGGCGGGGGTGGCGCCTTGATCCCAGTGCAGGTGTTTACGCATCGGGATAAACGGCACACCGCAATGCGGGCAGGGCCATGCCCAGTGGTGGCGTGTGCCTTCCTGAAACAAACGCCAGATCGGGCTTTCAATTTCGGTCACATCCCCCTTTGCCCAAAATTCCAATGTGATCGGGGCACCGTTGTCATCATGGCCAACGACCTGTTCTTCGGTTTCCACAACGCCGCGGCTGGTGGTTGAGGTCACAACCGTGATGGAATCGGCATAGGTATCGCCGCGCACCTCAACCAGATTAAGCGCATCGCCCTGGCCGCGAATGTTGGCCGCCATTTCGTCATACTCATCAATGAAGGCCAGTGCGGCAGGGTTTGATTTCAGCGCGGTTGATGACGCCCCACTGGCCAGACGGATCGTGACACCGGCCACCTGTTTAAGGGTCTTTTTTTCTTTCTTACCGCGCAGAAAGGTTTCATTCAGGTTTGCACATTGCGTCAACATTTCGGTCAGGCGCGGTTCAAATTGATCGCGGTTAAATTCCGCCGACGGGCCGGCGAAAATGATCGGCGCGGGCTTTTGATCAAGTCGGTGCAAGATCAAATCAAGCGCGGTATCGGTTTTACCCGATTGCGCCGCCGTGGCCGCCACCGCGCGTTCATACCGGCCCGATACCACCGCATTGGCCAATGGCACCATGTATGGCGTCACATACGGGTCGCGCGGGCCGGGCAAACCAGCCGTATCGGGGTATTCGCGCCAGCGCGCGGCCAATTCCGCCGGGCTTTGCCGGTCAGAGCTGCGAAATATCTTGGCCGCCCGCCACAGCAACCCCTGCCTGCCGTTCAATTTTGTCTGAAATACGGTTGAGGACATCGACCACCTCTGCCTCGATCCGCCGTTGTTCAACCGGGTCACGGGTCAAGCGCGCGGGGAGTTTTTGAATTTCCTGTTTTGCAGTGGCCACAATCACATCAATGGCCGCCATCATATCATCGCGCGGCAGGTATTGGCCTTGCAGAACCGAAAGTTCAAAATCGGCCTTTTGGGTTTTGATATCTTGCCAGCGTGATTGCGACGCGCTTTTGCTGTTTCTGCGTTCGTCAGATTTGAGAAACCGAATATATCCCTGAACCGCTGCGTTTAGGCTATATTTGTTGCGGCCAATCCGCTCAATATATCCATCATTGGTCAATTGCCTGATGCGTTCAGGGTTTAACATCAAGAGTTTGGCAACATTTTGTGTGCTTAGATGCCCAGTATTTTGGTCTTTTCCGGATGTCGTTCTGGACATGTGGGGTGGTCTCCCGCATCGCTATGATATGAGACGTAAAATTGATATTCTGCGTGAGGCGATGGATAAACAAGATTGGCAAAAGGCCGTCAGTGTTGCCTCTAAATTCCCCCGCCTTGGCACCATTCGCAATGTCATCCTTGACGGCCAGATGGCTTATACAAACCCTGGCTTTATGCGCCAAATTAATAAAGACCCCGAACGCGCCAAAGACGCGGCCAGGGATGCTTTGATCGCCACTTATGCGGCGTGATTATCTGAATTATCTACTGTGTTATCTTCCATCACCGGGCAGGCAGCGGCGGCTTGTTTGGGATCGCCTTTTACAAAAATCAAAATATTCTGATGTGTTTTGCCAAGCTTGCGGCTCGAACTGAATTGGCGGCCCGTACGCAAGGGCAATGACCCGGCCTGTGTGACCAAGATCGCCTCATTATAATACCGCAGACCTGCGGCTTGAAAGGCAGCAATCGTGTGGGGCACAAAGCTGCGATATATGCCTTTGCGATCCCTGATTTCGCCAACAACAAAAGCCGCAAAGCGGTCTGGTTTTAATCGTGCACATGATTTAGCGATGATGGTTGAATACGCCTCGATAAAGGTTTCATACGGCATATTCGACAAATCACGCACGTCCTGACTGTACTGTTCAAGATCGCCGTAAGGTGGGCAACTGAACATAAAATCACATTCATAATCAGGCGCAATCAGCGTATCAAGGCATAGGCTATCGCCCAATATCCACTGCGGGGCCGCGTCCATTTCTATGTCTTTGGCTTGGGCGCAGTTGGCCACGACCTGTTCATCACGCAATTCTATGCCAGTGTATCGTCTGCCCAGATGGGCGGCCACAATTCCGCGCACCGACCCGCCCGCAAAGGGATCAAGCACATCGCCCCCTTCGGGACAAAACCAGTTATACAGCAATTCACACAGAACCGGGTCAAAAATGCTTGTGCCGCCACCGGTTTGTTTAATGGCCTCTGTCATGAAGTCCGAACTGCTGGATAACAACAGGCTTTCGTCGCGGCCGGTTTCGCTTCGAATGCCCAATTCAATCCACTTTTGTTTCCGTTCGGCCCAGCGCCCATCGCGCGCATTTAGAACGGAAAAGGGCGGAAAACCAAATTTTCGCGCCAATGCGCCGCTTGATTTGCGCGACGGTATCGTGTTCAGTCCGTCAATCACGGCGTCCATATCCTCGGTGTTGAAGCCAATGTTTTCAAGCGCCAAGCCAGATTGATCGACATATTCTAATTCAACACGCAACAATTCGACATCCCAATCGGCATTTTCGGCGATCTTATTATCGGCCAATGCATAGGCGCGGCATTCGGCCTCGGTCCATCCATTTGCGATGATGCAGGGCAGTTCTGGGATCGCCAATTTTTGTGCTGCCATATGGCGGCCATGCCCCGCGATGATGGTGTTTTTGTCATCAATCAAAAGGGGTGTCGTCCACCCAAAAGACAGGATCGATTGCGCAATTTGTTCAATTTGCGCTTTGCTATGGCGGCGCGCATTGCGGGCCGATGGGGTTAAAACCTCCGTATTACGACGAACAACCTCAAAGGCGGGCCAATCTCGTTCTTGTGTCATTTCTAAGAATCGCCTCATTATGCCGGTCCCTACGCGTGGGGAGGGGGCGGCCATAAGGCTATGCTGGTCGGCGGGGTCTGGTGTGAGAGCTAAGGCCCCGTGTTGCGGGGCGCGTCAACGCCCCGTGACCTCCCGCATTTGCGGGAAATTCCAAAACAAAATGCAGTTTTTGAAATCTGAAAAACGCTAAAATCTCGGGGCTTTCTCCCGCCGCACCGTAAGGGGTTGAAATACGGTCCCTTTTTTGATGATGGGGTGGTGGGCCGCCCTGTTGTCGTGGTGGTGTGCTAGGTACGCCGCGTCATGCACGGTGTGTGCGTGCCCACACTATGTCGGTAGCAGACGTGACAGTTCATGCCGGATACGCGCGGGCAGCATCTCATCAACAGTGCGGTTGAACTCTTGGGCGCTTGCATTGCGCACCATTTCTGTTGGTACCGATGGGCCATATTGTTTGGCAATGGGCAAAGACCGCGTCGTAACACGTTGAAAGACATGGCCACTGGCGATCTCTTGGCCTGACCTGAATGTCCCTGCGTAAATGAACATCCCGTCATATCGTTGGGTTTCACCCCATACACGGGCACGCACGCCCCAGCTAAATTGCCTTGCACCAAATTCCCGCAAAGCGATTGACCGTCCGGTTGCAACGACACGCCCTTCGATTACACCATTGCCACCAGGCTGAACCTGAGTGCGGCTGATTTGAGATTTTACGATCTGCCGTGGGATTGAAGATTGGCGTGCAATGGCACTAATTACACGCGATTGAGCAGACCTTGTGGTGCGGTTTACAGCTCGCGCCAACGCCCTGTGCCCATCACGTTCAGATAAGGCGCCGATGGCATTTGCGAATCGACTGAGGAGCCGATCCCCAGGGGCAACTATCAGGTCCATCTTGCGGTCCTTTCAAGATAGCTGCCCCACGCTTGATCATCGCCTCAATATCCACAGGATCACGCCCTGTGATACGGGATAGCCTGCCTAGGCGGGTAGGGGATACAGAGGTAAGATTGGATTTGTCAGTCATGGGAAACACACCCCAATAACGCAAAAAGCGCCCATCAATCCGATAGGCGCAATTTCAGCTTAGGTATTTGATAAGCCCTAAGGACTCATTTTGTCAACGATTTGTTGGGACGACTCTAACATCATTCTTGGGTGTTTCAGCTTTGAAATGGCGGGATGAATTGGATGGACGGTATGAAAAGCAAAACGCGCCCCGTAGGACGCGCTTGAATGTGGTGCTCTTTCGAACTTGTTAACGGCTCGACCGCGAATTCTGAACAATATGTACATAGCTCAAATTGTTCATAGTTTCAAGTTGAAATTGCGTCATTCTTATTGGAAAGTTTTTTCAAATTTATGGATGAGGGCATAAAATGCGTTTGGGTTTAGATATTGGTACAAATTCAATTGGGTGGTGGCTTTACAAAACGGATGGCATCAAAATTACAGGTGTCATAGATGGCGGTGTGCGCATTTTTTCTGATGGGCGTGATCCGAAATCAAAGGCATCTTTGGCCGTGGATCGACGGGTTGCACGCGCCATGCGCCGCCGCCGTGACCGTTATTTGAAACGCCGCGCCACATTGATGAAGGTTCTTGCCAATGCCGGGTTAATGCCAACCGACTCGGTTGAGGCCAAGGCCTTGGCCGATCTTGATCCCTACACCCTGCGTGCAACCGGCTTGGATCAAGCCCTGCCACTGCCGCATTTGGGCCGGGCGTTGTTTCACCTGAACCAAAGACGCGGGTTCAAATCAAACCGCAAAACAGATCGCGGTGACAATGAAAGCGGTAAAATCAAGGATGCGACCGCCCGGCTTGATATAGAGATCATGGCAAACGGTGCACGCACCCTTGGCGAATTTCTTCATATGCGGCGGTGCAAGCTGAATGAAAAGCCAGCAACAGAACCAAAAACAAACAAAGACGGCACAAGGCTTGATTACCGGCATATGCCCACGGTGCGTACCCGGCTGTCGGTGGCCGCACGCGGCGGGCCTGAAGCAAAAGAAGAGGCCGGTTACGATTTCTATCCCGACCGTCGGCACCTCGAAGAAGAATTTTACAAATTATGGGCCGCACAGGCCGAATACCACCCTGAACTCACCGAAGATTTGCGCGATTTGGTGTTTGAAAAAATCTTTTATCAACGCCCCTTAAAAGACCCCAAAGTGGGTCTGTGCCTGTTTACGGGGGAACATCGCCTGCCAAAGGCCCATCCATTGACCCAACGCCGGGTTGTTTTTGAAACGGTAAACCAGTTGCGCATAACATCAGATGGCAAAGCAACCTGCCCGTTACTTTTGGAAGAACGCGATCATATCATCCATATGTTGGATAATAAAAAGCCAACGGCATCTTTGAAATCGATGGTCATAAAATTACCTGCAATGGCCAAGGCGTTAAAGCTGCGCGATGGGGAACGGTTTACATTGGAAACCGGGGTGCGTGATGGCATTGCTTGTGATCCGGTTCGCTCCGTCTTTACCCATCCCGACAGGTTTGGGCCGCGTTGGTCAACGCTTGATCTTGACGCGCAATGGCAGGTGATTTCCCGCATCCGTGACGTGCAAAGCGATACGGAATACGCTGCATTGGTGGATTGGTTGATGCAAACCCATAAGCTTGACCGTGATAAGGCCGAAAAAACGGCAAGTGCCAATATCGTCCTTCCCGAAGGATATGGCCGTTTGGGGTTAACGGCGACAACCCGTATTTTGGAAAAATTGCAGGCGGCGGTCATGGCCTATGCCCAAGCCGTTACCGATTGCGGCTGGCACCATTCTAACCAACGCAGAGGCGAATGCCTTGATCGCCTGCCCTATTATGGCGAAGTGTTGGATCGTCACGTTATTCCCGGCACTTATGACGACAGTGACGATGATGTCACGCGATATGGCCGCATCACCAACCCAACCGTGCATATCGGGCTGAACCAATTGCGGCGGGTGGTCAACAAGATCATCGAAACCTATGGCAAGCCCGATCAGATCGTCGTAGAACTGGCCCGCGATCTGAAACAATCGGAACAGCAGAAAAAAGAGACCACCCGCAATATTAATACTGCCACCACCGCCGCCATAAAACGCAGTGAAAAATTGCAAGAGCTTGGCATCGCCGATAATGGCCGCAATCGCATGCTTTTGCGCCTTTGGGAAGATCTGAACCCCGATGATATCATGCGCCGATTTTGCCCTTATACGGGTAAACGTATTTCAATAGGGATGGTCTTTACCGCCTGTGATGTGGATCACATCCTGCCTTATTCGCGCACGCTTGACGATAGTTTTGCCAACCGCACCTTGTGCCTGCAAGAAGCCAACCGCCAAAAACGTAACCAAACCCCGTGGGAGGCATGGGGCAACACATCACAATGGGATCCGATTGAGGCAAACCTCAAAAACCTGCCCGACAATAAACGCTGGCGGTTCGCGTCAGACGCGATGGAACGGTTTGAAGGCGAAAATGATTTTCTGGATCGCGCCTTGGTGGATACCCAATATCTTGCCCGGATATCGCGGACCTATCTGGATACGCTTTTTACCAAAGGTGGTCATGTTTGGGTTGTGCCGGGGCGGTTGACCGAAATGTTACGCCGCCATTGGGGGTTGAATGCATTACTAAGCGATAAGGATCGCGGTGTTGCCAAATCCAAAAACCGCACAGATCATCGCCATCACGCCATTGACGCCGCCGTGGTGGCCGCAACCGACCGTGGATTGTTAAACCAAATCAGCCGCGCCTCTGGCCGGGGTGAAGAGGCAGGCCAATCGGCCGAAATGATCGCACGTGAAACACCCTCACCATGGCCGGAATTCCGCGATGATCTGCGTGCACGGCTTGATACCCTGATCGTCAGCCACCGCGCCGATCACGGAAGGATAGACATGGAAGGCCGCAAACACGGAAAAGACAGCACAGCCGGGCCGTTACACCAGGAAACGGCCTATTCCATCGTTGATGATGCTCATGTCGCCAGCCGAACTGATTTGTTAAGTGTCAAGCCCGCACAATTACTTGATAAAAGCGGAAAAGGCGGTCAAATCCGCGACCCACAATTGCGCAACGCATTGCGCGTGGCGACCAAAGATAAAACCGGCAAGGAATACGAGGCCGCTCTGCGCTATTTCGCGGCCAAACCCGGCCCTTATCAAGGAATCCGCCGTGTGCGCATCATCAAACCCTTGCAAGAACAGGCGCGGATAGCTGTACCCGCCAATGATCCGATCAAGGCGTATCAGGGTGGCAGCAATCATTGTTTTGAAATCTGGCGCCTGCCCGATGGTAAAATTCAGGCCCAGGTCATCACCACTTATGAGGCCCATAGTCTGAAATCACCCAAACGCCCCCACCCGGCGGCCAAACGCCTTTTGTGCGTGCATAAAGGTGACATGGTGGCATTAGAACGGGATGGCAAAACGGTGATTGGGCATATCCAAAAAATGGATATGGGAAACGGTTTGTTCATTGTTCCCCATAACGAAGCAAATGCATCTGAACGCACCAACGACAAAACCGACCCGTTCAAATGGATTCAGATCGCCGCCCGGCCTGCAATCGTGGCCAATATTCGCCGTGTGTCGGTCGACGAAATTGGGCGGTTGCGCGATGGCGCGCGACGTCAAAAGAAATAGCTTTGCGTATAAAAGCTATCCTTTCAAAGACTTGCAAGAGGGTGCCATGGATCAAATCATAGATATTTCAACCGATGGCCGGCATTTGTCGCGCGATCGTGGGTTTCTAAAGGTCAGCGCAGGAGCGCAAGAAATTGGGCGTATTCCGCTTGATCAAATCACCGCTGTTATCATCCATGCCCATGGCACCACATGCAGCACCTCATTGTTGACAGAATTGGCCGATCGCGGTGCGCCGGTTGTGTTATGCGCCGCCAATCACGCGCCGCGGTCTGTTTTTCTCCCGTTAGAGGGGCATCATGCCCAAGGCGGGCGTTTGCGGGCGCAATGGCAGGCCAAAACCCCATTTATGAAACAGGCATGGAAACATGTGGTGTTATCCAAAATCACCATGCAGGCCGCCGCCCTTGATGCCACCGGTCAGATTAGCGCGCCCATCACCATGATGAAACGCAAAGTAACAAGTGGCGATAGCACAAATATCGAAGCCCAAGCCGCCCGATATTATTGGCCGCGTATGATGGGCAAAGAGTTTCGGCGCGATCGCGCGGCGCCTGATGTGAATGCGCTTTTGAATTATGGATATACTGTTTTGCGCGCGGCCACGGCGCGTTCGGTTGTGGCCGCGGGTCTGCATCCATCTATTGGGTTGCATCATTCCAATCGGGGCAATGCCTTTGCCTTGGCTGATGATTTGATGGAACCCTTCCGCCCGCTTGTCGATTGTTGTGTGCGCAGCCTTGCCGCGCGCAATGGCCCAGAGGTAAATACGGAGGCCAAACAAACCCTCGCCCGTCTGATCGCGCTTGACCTGCCATTGGGTCAGGGGCTGACCCCGGTTTCCGTCGCACTTGGCAAACTTGCCATTTCATTGGGTCAAAGCTTTGAAACCGGGAAAGTCAACCTTGCGCTGCCTGCGCCGCCCGACCCCTTAACCCTTGCGGGGTTGGGTACATGACAGCCCACCCTACCTTTTTGTCAGGATACCGGATCATGTGGATTCTTGTGATGTTTGACCTTCCAACTGACACGAAACGGCAACGCAAGGCGGCAACCGGGTTTCGTAATTTTTTGTTGGATGAAGGGTTTGAGCGCAGTCAGTTTTCGGTCTATGCGCGATTTGTGAACGGGAAAGAGGCCTTTCAGACACGCGTCGCCCGAATCGAGCGGCACCTGCCGGATAAAGGCGACATCCAGATCCTTAACTTTACCGACCGGCAATACCGTGATATTGTTCATTATTCCGACCAAGGCAGACAAGCCGCGCGAAAAAACCCGGAACAATTGGCGTTATTTTGATGTGTTTTATACAGATTCCCGCAAATGATACCTTCCAAAACCCATTTTATTTCAGGGTCTTGGAAGTGTATCAAGTATAGCAGTTCAGAATTCGAGGTCCAGCCGCAACTTCGCGCAGCGCGTCATCAACAGGCACGTCAGTATAGCAGTTCAGAATTCGAGGTCCAGCCGCAACGCTGATATTGTCATGCTTTGGTTTCCTTTTAGTATAGCAGTTCAGAATTCGAGGTCCAGCCGCAACTTTCAACGCTATCTGTTATTTCCAGTTCATAGTATAGCAGTTCAGAATTCGAGGTCCAGCCGCAACTTTGGCGACCGCTGGCCATTGGCCAAGACGAGTATAGCAGTTCAGAATTCGAGGTCCAGCCGCAACAGGCACGGGCGTGGCGGCGGGGACCGAAGAAGTATAGCAGTTCAGAATTCGAGGTCCAGCCGCAACCGCGACCGCGCGACCGTATTTGAAACGGCGAGTATAGCAGTTCAGAATTCGAGGTCCAGCCGCAACATTTTACCCCACCTCAACCCCACCCACCAAGCCGCTGATATCAATTCCCTCCGCGCGCCATGTGGTTTCGATGGCCTCAAGCCCATCAACCAACGCGGCTTTTAGTTTTTGGGATTGTTGTTTGGGGATGGTGTATTTGGGTGTGCCGTCTTTGCGCAGGCCGCGGATGTACCAACCATAGCGCAGGGCGATTTCGGTCAGCTCTGTGCCTTCGACACAGACAGTGTCGATCAGATCGCGGTGGGTGAGGGGGCGGTGCGGGCCTGCGCCTTGTTGGGATGTCGCGCGGTGGCGGATGGTGGGCAGATCGGCAAGGGCTGCTTGGGCAAACCTGACGCGCTGGGCCACGGCCACCAGATGCGGGGTGATGCCGCCGGCGGATTTCTGGCCGCCATCCACAATTTCTGGCAGAAATTCACCCGATAGGCCGATGCGGATTTCCTCGGCTGAGGCACCATAGACATTGCCCACCCCGCGCAGGGTGTCATTCAGCCGGATGCGCCCCGATAGCAACACACGGGTTTTGACCTTTACGCCGGGCGTGTTGATTTGTTCAAGCCGTGTGCCATGGCGTTCATATATATCCGCACGGCCTGTTAGGCGTGCGACCTGGCCGCCTTGGTTCAAGGTCGGGCGCAATAAACCGGCCACTTTACGGGCGGCGCCTTTTCTTGCCATTGCGGTGTTCTCCGTAAGTGTCATTGGCCCATTGGATCATAGAGGCCCTTATATTTTCAGGCAATTCGGCGGGTTTGGCGACGATGGTGCCGTTTTGCACCCAAAGATCACGGCACCACCGCCAGATGCGGGCAAAGTGGCGATCCGGGTCAGGGGTGTCGGGCTGGGCCAGACGATAGATCGGGCTTATGCGGGGGTGGCCTTTCATTTTATACGCTTCCTTTCGGCGCGTGCGGTGTCGGATGTGTTGCCCTCAATCCATTTCAACGCCTCGGTTAAGTCGTGGCAAAGCGGGGTGGCCTGCATCCATTGCAAATGCGCACGCAGGGTTTGTGCATCTTCATGGGTTATGATGATCGCACCATGCGTGTTGTGGGGCGATATGCGGGCCGATACGGCTCCAAAGGGGATTTGGGTCATTTGTTTGCCTTCTTTTGCACAAGCCCATCGAGGGCCTCTTCCCATCGCCCCTGTTGCGTCAGGGCAAGGCGGGTGTGATAGGTTTCCATCACTTTTTCCGGATGCAAGCCCGCGCATTCGCAAGTTAGGCGAAAATCACGGGTTCCAAACCATCCCTGCGCCACATCCGGTCTTAGGTTAATGCCAAGTTTTTCGGGGCGCAGGGCATCATGCATATAGGCCATCAGTTTCGCCGCCCACAGATCACGGCAATCGGCCGGGCTGGTGAGGGTGTCATCGAATTCACCGGGTGCGATGGGGTGGGCCGGGTCTGTTTGGGATATATCAGACTTTGCCATCACCAACTCTTCTCTGTTTGAATATAGCGGGGGGCGTCGTCGAAACTTTTGGGTTGGAAGCTGGTTTGCGCCTCAAGCTGTGGTGCTGTGGGTGTAGTCTCTTTTGTCAGTCTTGCGATTTTAGTGGTGGCGCCACTTTCCCCATGAAGATCAATCAAGTTTTGGCGATGCCCTTGGCGGTAAAGTTCCAAATCGTCTAATGTGATTAGCCCTTTCTCCAGTAGTCGGTTGGCCTTGGGGCCATATAGCCAGTTTTCTCCCACGGGTTGCCGCTCGCGAATCCGTTTGGCGGCAAGGTTTTCTTGGCTAAGATTAATTTCTGCCTTAATTTCGCCTGCGATCAACTTGGCCTTGTTTTGAACTGCATCGGTCATTGCAGCCTGTAAGACTTTGGAGGTAGGCCAAGTGCGTGCACCATGGCGCCGGCGCAAGCATGTGCGCGCCTCAACCAAGACAGTGGGCATAGTTTCGACAGTCACCTGTTTAGGGATCAAAGCGTTAATCTCTTCGACCAACATATTGACCTCTGCAATCAGCGCCGCATCACTTAGGTGGTTGGGTTCTTCATAACCAGCCAGAACGGCAGTATCTGATCTGTAAAGCCAATCGAAAATGGCCTTGATGCGCTGTTCGTAAGTCATCTCATGCCCCGCCGTTCAATAACAAAGGCACATCGCGCCGTTTTTGGGCTGTGGTGGTTTGCCCCCCTAAAAGCCGGGCCTTTCGATCTTGGGCCGTTTCTTTACCCGACAGCAGCGCCTCTGGTTCCTCCGTCCAGGATTCGGCATTTAGCCAAGAGGACAAATGCTTGGTGAATTGCTGATCTTTGCCTGTGCGGCCCTTGATGTAGGCCGCAAGCGGAGCGGCAATTTCGGCGAAACAGGCCTTTCGCCTTGCGGCTCGCCACGCTTTGATGGCTGGTTTCTTCGGGCAGTTTCGAATGGCCCGGTAATGCGGCCAGACTTTTTCGAATTCATCCTCGATGGTAGCGCAGCCTTCCCGCAGGCCGCCCTTCCATACCGTTTGGGGAGGTGGGCCATCATCGAAAATAACTGGTTCCCTGTCATCGCGCGCCTGCGCGTTGGATGGTTCATGGATGGTTAAAGGATGGTTCATGGATGGTTTGGGTGCATGTGGTGCATGTGTCGGGTGCATGTCCTGCACCTGTCGGGTGCATGTGGTGCATGTGTCAGGTGAATCTCCTGCACCCCAATCAGGCAGGGGTGCACCTGTTGCACCCGTGCTTTTGCGCTCGTGATCAGAGGTTAGTGGAAGCTGCTCGACCGCTTTTAGGTTGATTTGATATTCATAGGTAAACCCGTTTTGGCACGATCGCCGACCGATCTGAGAGATTAGGCCTGTGTCAAGAAAATGCTGAATGGCATTTTGCACTGTGCGTTTGGCAAGCTCGGTATCGTCTGCGATTGTTCGCTTGCTGGTCCATACCCCTTCGCCTTCATCACTGGCCCGGTCTGCCATATACATGATCACAGCCTTCTTCGGCCCTGAACCGAAGATACGTTTTTGGCATATGGCCGCCACGATGTTACTCATGTCTGATCCTTCCTGATCCTGCGCCATATCGGCGTATGTGTAGGTGGGTGTCTGTCACGCTGCATTGTGATCTCGCGCGTAATCTGTTGGTTGTTCCAATGCCTTTCGGCAGGGTGGGATCCACGAAAGCGTGGTGCCGCCTTTGCCCGACCAAAGCCCCGGACGCGTATCCCAGACCAACCAGGCATAGGCCGTTGCGGTTGATCCTTTGGGCGACAGGCGCCCTTTATGCATCACCACGCGTTCGCTAAATTGCAGAACATGTGAGGGTGGTGTTGGGGCAAATAGGCGTTCAAACCGCCCCACACTTTCCAAAAATGTACTGCGCAGGATCATTGCGGTGCCAAGGCGGCTGGTTTTGATTGCGCGTGTGATAAACTGTTCGGCCAACCGGAATGGCGGGTTTGTGATTGTCCAATCCACTGATGCTGGTGCAGGCCCAAACAGATAATCCCGAACCGGATACCCCGCGCCATAATCATGCACATCTGAGGCCTCAACCGGGCCAAAATATTCCGATAGTGGCGTGACCATATGCCCGCGATTGGCCGCCGGTTCACGGCATGTCAGTGCGCCAAGCGGCCCATGATGGCGCTTTAACCATTCACATAGTGCGCGTGTGGCCCATGGTGGGGTAGGAAAGTCATCAAGGCTGTTGCGCGGTTCTTGGCGGTTTTGCATCACAGCGGGGGATGTATTTTGTACCATTATTGCCACCCCCGTAATCCCGCCGCGATTAAGGGCGCGGTCTGCACCGCATGGGCGCGGTTTTGTAGGGCGCATGCCAGATCGAATACGGCGCCGGCATCGGATTCGTCTTCGGTTTTGGGTGCCCATCCAAGTTGATGACACCGCGCAAGATTGGCCGCTTTGCGCGCGGCCCGGCCTTTGACGCGTTGGCCGATGAAATGTTTGTCTATTGTGGCCACTTCAAACCGTTGGCAGGCGATGCCCTTCATCGCCGCCCAACCGCGCACACAGGCCACCAACCCCATCAAGAGTTCATTCATTGCCTTATTGTCGCGCTTGGGCACGATAATGGGGGCCTCAATTCCGATAAAGGTGATGCCGTGTTGGGTCACCAAACGGTGCGCCAGGCGAAGCGCATTGGAAAACCTCTGCTCATGCGGCAGACGCTCACCAAGGTTCTCCGTCCAGAATACGGGGGCGTGGCCGGGTTTTCCGACACACACACCCGTTTTTGTTGCGATATCAAGCCCCGCGATGATCATTAGCCGAAATCGCGTTCCATGTCCGAGGCCTCTTCATCGGCCTTGTCCAACATGTCTTGAATCGCGCGCTCCCAAACGGGATAGAGCGCATCAAACATGGGTTTGAATGTGCGCAGACAATCGGCCTTTTTGGTGTCGGGCATGTCGTTGATTTGCCGGATCATGGCCAGCGCGGATTTGTGATAGCCGCTGTCGTCCAAAATGGTTTTGATGGTTGAACGCAGATCGCCTGTGGCGCTGGAAACCTCGTCTTTCTTGCCGTCAATCTCGGTCAGTTCTTTCAAAAGCCTGTCCAAATCGACGCTGAAATCAAGGCTGTTTTGGGGATATGTTGTACCGTCTGGCATGGTGTGTCCTTTCTTGTCAGGGTGGGGAGTTACGTGTTGCCACTGGCCAATCGCGCGCGGGCGGCCTTAAGCGCATCAATCGCTTGGTCAATCTCAACAATGGCCTGGGCTTTGTCTTGGGCTGAGGCAGAGTTGCCTGCCTGAATAACCGCAGCCACGGCTTCGCCTGCCTCTTTGGCGATCAACCCGCTTTGCTGGATCAGGCAATCGGCCACGCCACCATCGGCCTCGCGCAAGCGCAGCGCCAATAGCCGCGTCATGGGGTAATCTTTTAGAGCGTCTTCAATGGCCAAAAGGTCTTCAATCGTAAAAGCAAGCTGGCCATTCACCTTTTTGGAAACTGTGCCCTTGCTGGCGCCAAATTTCCAACGTGCGTTGATGGTGGCCGCCGCCGCATCGCCACAGCCGATACGTTCAATCATACTGGCCATTATGGCGCGAATTGCATCGCGATTGATCATCGGGAAACCTCATTTCCTTGGAAAGCGGCCGCCGACAGGTCATCCTGTGCACTGTTCAGCCGTGAATGGAGTGATAGATATGAAGCCAAACCAAACATCAGCTCGCCTTCGGGGTGTCGTAGCCGGGGAAGAAATGCTCAGGCCGCAGGTCTATGCCTTGTTTGCGGGCTGCTTTTAGAATTTCGACTTTGTGTTTGTCCGGTATCGTGCCGCTTGTTCGCCAGCTGCTGACCGTTGATGGCGGTCTTTCAATAAGCTGAGCAAGGGGTCGTATTCCGCCAAACTGTGCAATGATGGTGTCAACATAGGTCATGTACGATATGTGCGCATAAATCGTACATATGTCAACGATATTTTCGCACGTACGTTTTGGCTTTAATGTGCGAAAACAGGGTATGACTATGATTCCTGTAGCTCTTCGATTGAAAGCCCTGCGAGAAAAAGCGGGCGTTAGCGTGCGTTCAATGGCGGAACGCGTGGGCAAACCTGCCTCAAGTTATGCGCATTATGAGAACCCAGAAAAATTCAAAGCAGACTTTTTGCCGCTAAAGTTGGCGCAGTCATTTGCGCAGGCTCTTGATAAAGAAGGCTTCGCGGATGATGTATTAGCTCTGGCAGGTGTGAGTGGGTTATCTGTTTCAAAAGATATGTCTGCTGCAGCACTTGTCGGTCCTGCAGAGGCAGCCGTTGCCAACGATACAAAGCTTGTAACGGTATATGATGTTGCGGCGAGCGCTGGTGGGGGTGCCTTAGCCATAACAGAGGAAATGGTGGGATATAAGCTGGCCTTCCCGCAAGATTACTTGAAGAATCTAACGCACTCTAATCTTAAAAATCTGGCGATCATCAGTGTCAAAGGAGATAGCATGGAGCCAACTCTTCATGACGATGATGTCGTCATGTTGGATTTCAGCAAGTGCGATTTGAACTATGATGGCCTGTTTGTTTTGCGGTTTGGCGAAACACTGCACGTCAAGCGCGTTGCAAGATCGGCGAAGCGTGATCACATCAAGATCATTTCAGACAACCGTGACATATACCCGGCTGAGGATATACATTTAAGCGATGTCGATGTTGTCGGTAAGGTGATTTGGAAGGGCGGCAAAGTATGAAGATTAGGATTTTGATTGTCGCTTGTGTGGTGTTTTCCCTTGCCGTATCCGTTCATGCAACGCCTATACAGGAAAATGATACGCCTGAAGGGTTTGGCGGGCTGAGGGAACAAGTTTTGCAAATATCCCAAGGCTATAGCTGTTCTCCCCGTCGTTATTGTTCAAGAAGCATTAGCAGTTGCGCCGAGGCGCGATGGTATCATCAAAACTGTTCTTGGGGCGGGGCTTTGGATCGCGACAATGATGGCGTGCCGTGTGAAAATCTTTGCTAGGTTGATCTCAAATATGCTCTTTGTGGTGTATAGATGATTTTCGTTATTTTGCGTCTGTTGTGCGCCAATTTTACTATATGTTAATCTTATCAACCCTAGAAATTCACAACATGAAGCTAGATTGCGAGATTCATTATGAACGATGTCATTATCGGTTTATTACTTTTGGTTAGTATGGTCTCTGCCTTGGTTGGCTTGATCATGCTGATTTTTTTTCAAGGCCGTAGGAAGAGAGGAGGCCTTATTTTTTCTGGATCATTTTGTGCTTTTGTCGCGGTGGCGGTGTTTGGAATGTCTCACGATAATTCTGCAGCGATTGAAGCGGGTTTTGAAAGCTATTCTGATTATTCTCAAGCGCAGCGTGCTGGCATCACTGACCCCGAAGTCTGGCGTGTTGAGCGTGAACGGCTGGCAGAGATTGAACGAGAAACACAGCAGCAGCGTGAAGCCGAACGCCTTGCGCAAGCCGAAGCAGAACGCGCTGCAGAGGAAGCCGAAGAGGCAGATAATAGACGGCGCGGTTTTCATTGCCTAAGCTCTTGGGACGGATCGCATAGATCGTTTCGTAATGAAGTGCGTGATCTTATGCGCGACCCCGATAGTTTCGAACACATTGACACACGCGTCACGCCTGTTGACGAAAACGGGATGCATCAGGTTGTGATGCGATACCGCGCAAGAAATGGCTTCGGTGGTATGAATATTGGCACAGCCGTTGGCACATATAGTAACAGCAGTTGTTCTCACTTGGTTCTAAGCGTCGAATGAAGGCAATCCCGTTTCCGAATTTGCGGTATGACACGGTTGATGGTGTTGTGTGTAGGTAGACTGCGAGCTGGTAACTGTCATTATCTGACATAAAAAATCAAAGAAAAACCCCGCCTGTATTCAGGCGGGGTTTTTCTTTGGACATACAGCGAATACGCAATTTCCGTACATTAATTTTTAACGTACGAATTTTTCGCTTGCAATTTTGTACGAAATAAACGTACATATTCCCATAAGCCGCCGAAGACAGCGCCGACCGGCAGACAGCCAACGGGCCTAGATCGCGGCAAGTAATATGGGAATAAAACGATGTCTAACACCGCATGCACAATACAAAACGCCCCCGAGGCTTTGCAGTGTGAACTGGCCAAAATATCCGAAGGATGGAGCGCACAGGCCTATATAATAGAGCGCGCCCTTGCCATCCGTGCGGCCGCCGCCGCCGGGGATCATGATGAGGCAGAACGCCTTGCGATTGAGGTTGAGGCATTGCAAATTGCCGATGCCTCAAAACACGGTGCTGTGGTTGATCTTTCTGCCCCTAAGGGGCGCGAAATCTGGGAGTTAACCGCAGAACGCTGGGCCGAATACCTGATGCAGGCCTGGCGGCGGGATCGTTATTTTTACCCTGTTGAAAATTGCACATCCGATCACGCCCTTGGTGCCGCGCATCATGCCTTTTTTGTACAACCGTGGAGCGGGAGCTGCTTTATTACTGCAAAAGACATCGCACCCGTGTCGCAGCCCCTAAAGGTGGCGGCATGACACGGAACGAATTGGAATTGCTTTTATCGGCCCTGATAACGGGTCAGATTTTTGTTGAAGAGGCAATGGCGCTTCAATCTAATCATACCGACCACGGATTCAAGCTAGGATATCTGCAGAAAGAATTAAACACAATAAATCGCGCCATCCGCATTGTGCGCAATGCTTTGTGCATTGGAGGCGCCCAATGATCCCTATGTTTTCTGCCAGTGCGCGCGCCCCTCGTCGCGCACCACCTTCCTCGGCGGGCACTCCTCCCGCCCGCCGGGGCTTTTTATGGGATAGCTGGTGGCAATTTTTGGGCGACCTTTTGGGCACAATAGCGTTGGTCGTCCTGACATGGATACTGCTGCTGTTTGGGTTGGTGTTCTCATGAAGCAGTTTCACGATTTCGAAGGCAAGATGAATCATCCCGGGTTTTCTGTCACAGTCTTAGTTTGCGCAATACGCGGCGATATTCGCATGGAATTTCACGACTACGCTGTCATGCAGGGCACATCACCGGCTGATCTAGATGATTTCTACCTTGCGCCAACCGACCTACGAAAACTGGCCGATTTGTTCAGCACAGCGGCCAAAGCAACCGGGGGGTATGCGGTATGATGCGCCAACCCACACCTATTGCAAACTTGTTAAAATGGCACCGTTCCGCATTAGCCGGAAAAAACCCACCGGTCCATGAATCTGAACCGCAAATGGGTTGGTTCAAAACCCGCATGGTGCGTCAGGGGCCTTATGTGCCCGCCCGTATCTGGGTTGAACGCGATATTTGCCCACAGACCGGTGAACTAATCGATGACGAACGATTGCTGTGTGAGGTTGATGGAGAACGCCGTGACCCCGATCGCGAATGGATTTGGTTAAGTAAGTACCCAATCTCTAAGACGGAATATGAACATCTTATCGCCTTGCGCGCGGCCTTGCCGGATATGGCGGCCACCCATGTGCCCTTTGACCTAACCACCACCATTATGCGCCCATAACACAAGGAACACATCATGAACGATATGACGCCCGCGCCCAATGACCACAACCAAGGTCCGGCCTTTAACCCTGATATTGTGGCTGAACTGGCCGATAAGGCGCGCAATATGGCTGATGTCGCAGGTTCTTGGAAAGATGCCGGCGAAATCACCACCCGCGAACAGGCACAGCAAGCTAATGATTTTTTAAGCGGTGCCCGAAAACTGTTCAAAGACATTGAAGAGCGCCGAAAGCTGGAAAAAAAGCCTTTTTATGAAGCGGGCCGTGCCATTGATGCGGCTTTCGGTGAGGTGCGCGAAACGGTCGAACGCGCAGCCGGTCTTGTCAAACCATTGGTTGAAGCCTTTTTACGCGCCGAAGAGGCCAAAGAACGTGCCCGCCGCGCCGAGGAGAAACGCCAAGCCCAAGCTGAGGCTGAACAGGCCGAACAGGCCCGCAAACAGGCCGAAGTCCGCAATGACATATTAGGCCAGCAAGAGGCCGAAAAACGTGCCGTCGCTGCCCGTGAAGCCGAAGCCGAGGCGCAGAAAGCCCAAAGCACAAAATTGGATTCCGCAACGGGGGGCGGCAAACGCACGGCCCTGCGCACCCGCCGCTATGCCGAAATCACCAATGTCAATCAGGCGATGCTGCATTACCGGGCGCATCCCGAAATGACCGATCTGTTGTTGCGCTTGGCCAATGCCGAATTGCGCGCCGCCAAGGGCAAGGCCATCACTATCCCCGGTTTTGATATCCAAGAGGAACGCAAGCTATGACCAAACAAACTGCCATCACGAAACCCTTGCGCCAAGTCCAGACCGTGCAAGAGCTATTGGTCAACGATATGGCCCGTGATCAGCTGCAACTTGTAGCGGCCAAGCATATGAAGCCCGAACGCATGATGCGGTTGATGGCCAATGCCATTCGCACCACGCCGAAATTGGCCCAAAGTGACCCGCTGACCTTGCTGGGGTCGATGATGACCTGCGCCAGCCTTGGTCTGGAACCCAACACGGTGCTTGGCCATGCCTATTTGATCCCGTTTGATAACAAGCGCAAAGGCATCACCGAAATTCAGTTGGTCTTGGGCTATAAAGGCATGATTGATCTGGCCCGCCGGTCGGGTCACGTGGTCAATATCCATGCTGATGTTGTTTATGATAATGATGAATTTTCCTATGAATACGGCTCAAACCAACATCTGCGCCACATTCCGGGCAGCGCGCGTAACACCCCCACACATGCCTATTGCCATGCTAAACTGACCGATGGCGAGGCCTTTATCGTTTTGCCCTATGCCGAGGTTTTGAAGGTGCGCGATGCATCACAAGGCTATAAAACGGCCCTCAAATACGGCAAGAAAGATAACCCTTGGATTGCGCATGAACATCAGATGGCGCGCAAAACCGCCGTGCGGGCGTTGTTTAACGAATTGCCGATCTCAATCGAAAAGGTGGTTGATGCGCTTGAGGTGGACGGGCAGGCGGCCGATTTTTCGGGCTTTGCGATGCAACCCGCTGAGGGCATGCCGACACCCGGCCCGGCATCTGATGATGGGATCATCGAAGGTGGTAAACCTGAGGGGCAAGACAGCACATCAGCCGAAAACACCGCCCCCCCTGCGCCTGAAGATAAAGCACCAACCAAAGCGCCGGATGATGAACAAAACAGTGCCCCGGATTTCTCAGGCTTTGTAACAAAAATCACCGAGGAATTGGTCGCCGCCAATGATCAGGGCGCGGTTGAGGCTGTGATGGAAATTTACGCCGCCCAGATCGAACAAACCGAAGGCACCGCATTCCATGATCAGATCATGCAGGCCGCAGATACCCGCCGTGATGGTCTGTCCAATGGGTAAGCGCATGCTAAAAATTACAAAACGCCATAAAATCGCCCTAGGCAAACTCAGCCAGCAGTTTTGTTCAGCCGCTGAGATCGGGGTTGACGAAAGCATCCTTGATGATCTGGCTGCACATAAATTGGCCCGCGCGGTGCTTGATCACGGTGAAATGCGATACCGCATCACCGGCCTGGGGAAACGCAAGCTGAACCCCAGCACCCCGGCCGAGGAGGGCGCGTAATGGCCAGTTCTGTCAATAAGGTGATTTTGATCGGCCATCTGGGTCGTGACCCCGAGGTGCGGTCATTTCAAACCGGCAACAAGGTCTGCAATTTACGCATTGCCACATCGGAAAGCTGGAAAGATCGCAACACCGGTGAACGGCGCGAACGCACCGAATGGCATTCGGTTGCCATCTTTAGCGAGCATATCGTTCGACTGGCCGAACAATATCTGCGCAAAGGATCAAAGGTTTACATCGAAGGCAAACTGGAAACCCGCAAATGGCAGGACCAATCCGGCCAAGATCGATACACAACAGAGGTTGTCCTGCGCCCCTATGGCGGTGAGTTAAAATTCTTGGACGCCAAGCCTGAGGGCAACGCAAGCACCAGCGGCGGCTATCAAGATGATCGCGCGGGCGGTCATAGCGCGGGCAACCGCCTTAGCACCGATATCGACGATGAGATTCCGTTTTGATGTCTGGGGTAATGGATCATAGCACAGCGGGCCAATGCCAGAAGCCCAGAGTGGTTGGCGATCTTTTACACCGCCCCTTCCAAGGTCTGGATGTGGCTTACATCGACAGACCGAACGGCATGCCATTCGTCATAGGCGGCTTGCATGCGCAACCACGAGAGAGGCGCACCACCAAAAAGTTTGGCGAGACGAACCGCCGTTGCAGCGCTAACCGGTTTGTGCTCGGCCATGATGTCGTAAAGCTGTTGACGAGAAATGCCCAACAGGCGGGCAATCTCAGCCTTGGGTTTGCCGGTTGCGGGGATCACATCCTCGCGCAGCAATGCGCCGGGATGGGTGGGGCAGCGGTTTGGATCGCGGGTCATGTTGGCCTCCTAGTGGTATTGCTCAAAGTCGATCACATAAGCATCGCCATTTTCAAACGCAAAGGTGACACACCACGGGCCGTTCACATGCACCGTGTACCGCGTCGGTGTGACCCCCCGCAGGGTGTGAAAATCAAAACCCGGCAGGTTCATATCCTCAGGCTGGCTTGCCGCATCAAGACGATCAAGGCGGCGCAGGATTCGGTCGTGCAAACGTTGATCAATCTTGGAGCGCTTGCCTTCCCACAAGGCTTTGAGTTGTTTGTTAGCAAAGCTTCTTATCATGGCTTTGCGTGTAAGCATTTCAATGACACTTGTCAACAAAAAGCTTACAAAATACCAGAAATTCTAACAGTTGCGATACAGCTCTGCCCATTATTCATGCACATGCAAAAACCGTGTATCGAGATTGAGGCGGCTATTGCTTTAGCTTTGTCCAAGTATAATCCGCGCTACCGATTTCTTGACCGAGCGCAATCTGGATTGCGCTTGTTGAAAGATTCTTTCCTGTTTAACCATTTCGTTAATCGCCACTTCCAAGCGACGACCAGAAACCATGTTTTGCAGGTCAAAAACAGGGTGAGAAGATCGAACAAGCTCGTGCTCTTCGCCTTTAATCAGTCCGAAACGATGTTTGCAAAACTGCCCATTTTGACCAGCAGGACATGTGCAGGTGATAATTGGGCCATCGTCGGTGGGGTAAACCTCAATCAAATACTCGGTGCCGCTGGATTTGCTTTTGACGAGGTACTGCAAAACCGTTCCCCGCATTTTGAACCACCCTTATCAAAAATGAGCTTGAGCGGATCGTTTTATCGGGCTAGAGTAAACCCACGGCAGCAAAAAACTGTCGTCAGGGTTGGTCCCCTGTCTGTACCAAGGCGCTCTGATAGCCGCGCCCATTGTCGCGGCTTTTTCTATGGTCAGATGCGCAGGAGCACCCTTGGGTGCGCCGCTCCTTGGTGCGGTAGGACCAATCCTGTGCCATCTGGCCGCCAAGAGTTGGTCCTCTTGCGGTTAGGTTTTGAAACTGAACCAAGGAGGATCGCCAATGTCTCAGGCGGCAAATGGGCAGGTGCGCCCAAAACAAATCAAACGCGCCAAGCATATTCACCTACTTTGCAACGATCTCGACACCACAATAGACCGGCTTCACGGTTGTCTCGACCTATTAGAAGAGTTCTTGCAACATATCCCGGACGACAAAAGGGCGCGTTGCTTCAAGGCGTTGTTGCACGCGGGTTGGATCAACCGCAAACGCGCGGCGGGTTTGGCGGCCGAAATTCGGGATTTGGCCACGCGGCGCGGGGGCAAGTCATGAGTGATTTGATTTCCCCAGATATGAAAACCACGTCGCTGATCATTGCCGAGAAATTCGGCAAGCGACATGATGATGTTTTGAAGCGCATTGATGCATTCGAAATTCCAGAAGAATACCGGCTCCGTAATTTTGCGGAACGGGTCCGTGAGGTATCGCACGGCGCGGGTCAAAATCGCGAATATAAATATTATGCCCTGACCCGTGACGGCTTCGCACTTCTGGTGATGGGCTTTACGGGCAAGCGGGCGCTGGCATGGAAAATCAAATTCCTTGAGGCCTTCAATGCCATGGAGGCGCAATTGCGCGCAAGCGGTGTGCCCCTGCCATTTGATCCTGAAACGCTATTGCAAGAGGCCGAGACTTTGCGCCGGTCTGCCATTACGATTCAGATCGATGCGCAACACATGTGCGAAGATGCCGCCCGCCTTTACGGAAAGTTGCAGCAAAATCAGATGGTGCATCACACCCGCGCCCAGGGCCGCACCCATGTGCGCGCCCACACGCGGCGGATCGCGCAGAAAGGCGGTGCGTGATGCCAACGTATTTTGCCCAATATGTCGATGGTCGCCTGCGCCCCTATAGCCAACCTGTGGCCGAGGCGTGGGAAAAGCTCAGCCAGTTTGAGGTGGTCGCCGTCAAGGTCACGCGTGGGCGCAACAAGAAATTCAACGCGCTTTATCACAGCCTGCTTGGCTATGTGGTCAAGGCACTGGCGGCCTCAGGCGAGAATTGGAGCCAAGACGACCTGCACCGGGAAATCAAGATTCATATGGGCTATTACAAGGTGCGCGAAATGCCCGCCCATATCGCACGCCTGACCGGGCGCAGCCATGAGATCGACTATATCTCAACCCGTTTCGACAGCATGAGCGAGGATCAATTCCGCGAATTTGTGTTCAAAGCGGTCGGCGTGATCGAGGCCGAGATTTGCCCACATCTGATGGACAGCGACTGGGCTTTGCAAGTGGATAAAATCATAGCGGAGTTTCGGAAATGAACGCTTTACCAGCAGAAATGCCCCGCTTTGATGGATTGGTGCAAGAATATCAGGCCAAGGCCCATGGCGGCCAAATCACCCGTGAAAACCGGGATGGCACCATAGATGTGATCGCCGAATATGCGGGTGTCGCGGCCGAAATCGCCGCGTTCGAGGCCGCAAAAGCCAACCTAAAGGCAAAATGCCAAATTGGCACACGCTATGTGGGTGCATTGATTGGGCGTGACCTCAGCGTGTCTTTGAAGGATGCGCAAAAGCAATTACTGCAATCGGCATGGTGGCAGGCCTATGATATGTTACAGATTGATCGGATCGCACCATCGGGTGACAGGTCACGCATTGCGCAAATGATCGAAGGCCACTGCCCGGATTTTACCCTTGAAAACCTTTGGGAAGAGTTTGGGAAATACCACAACCCGCGCCCGCATTTATTGCGCGGTCTGGCCGAACAATTCGTTAAGCTTGATCCGGCATTCAAATCACATGATCGCATGAAAATTGGTGTCAGGGGTTTGCCCAAGCGGGTGATTTTGCCGGGATGCCAAAGTGATTTTGCGTACCAAGGCAATGGCGCTGATCGCTTGCTTGATGTTCTTAATGCTGTGCGCGCATTCAATGGTTTCCCCCTTATGACGCGGCCCGAAATAAATGATTTCATGGTAGCAGCGAAAAATGATGTGGCGGAAATTGAAGGTTTTAGGCTGCGTCGGTTTTCCAATGGAAACGCGCATTTGTTTTTTGCGCCAGAAACCCTAAGGGCGGTCAATTTGGCCTTGGCCGAATATTATGGCGAGGTTCTGGCAGATTGCACCGAAGCCGCGCAGGAAAAGCACAAAGCGACATCAACCGAAATTGCGAAAGACCTGCAATTTTATCGCACGCCGGCGGCGGCAGCCGAGTGGCTGGTGTATCAATCAAACCCGCGCGAAGGCATGAAGATTTTGGAGCCATCTTGCGGCGATGGCGCGATCTTGGATGCGATCCGCAAATATGGTGTGGGCATGAGCGCGTTCGGTATTGAGGTTCATCGCGGACGGGCCGAGGCGGCAAAGGCAAAGGGCCATTCCGTTCTGTGCGCAAACTTCCTGCAAACCGCCCCCGACCCCCGCTATGACATGGTTTTGATGAACCCGCCATTCTACGGCAAACATTATCAAAAACATGTCGAACACGCGCTGAAATTCCTAAAACCCGGTGGGGTGCTATATGCCATCCTACCAGTCACGGCAGTCACGGATCATGGTTATGTGAAACCGGACAAACGGGGCTATGACAAATGGCGCGATTTGCCAGTTGGGTCGTTTTCAGAAAGCGGCACCAATATCAACACCGGTATCGCGAAATTTCGTGCGGGGGGTACGGCATGAGCACCCTTCCCAAACTGCCCGCTATTGTTTCACCTGCAATCCGCAATTTGCCCAAACACCATGATGTCCCCTGTATCTTGGCTCTGTTCGGCTGCAGGGCCGATCCGCAATACACGGTTTTGGCCCATCTGCGCGGCAAATGGGCGCTTGGCATGGCGCAAAAGCCGCATGACTTCTTTGGCCTCTATCTGTGCGACCGGTGCCACGACATTTTGGATGAACGATCCCACCACACCGAACAGCCAAGCGATTGGGAAATCTTAAACGCGCTCTACCGAAGTCAACAATTCATGGTGCTGCATGGTGTATTAAAGCTGGGGGTATAGCAATGGATTGGTCACTACAACAACGCACGGCACTTGATGGTGTATCGGCTTGGCACAAAGCCGGGAACCAGCAAATCTATCGCGTGTTTGGGTATGCGGGCACTGGCAAAACCACACTTGCCCGCCATTTCGCATCACAGATTGAAGGCGAAACCCTTTATGCGGCCTTTACCGGCAAGGCCGCAATGGTGATGCGAAAAAACGGATGCACAGGCGCAAGCACGATTCACGGCCTGATTTATTCGGCCATACAAGACGAAGATACAGGCGCGATTAAATTTGTTCTTGATCGTGATAGCGCGGCCCGCGATGCCGCGTTGATTGTGGTGGATGAATGTTCGATGGTTGATGCCGATTTGGGGCGTGACCTGATGTCATTTAACACGCCAATCCTTGTGCTTGGCGACCCGGCGCAGTTGCCGCCAGTCAAAGGCGGTGGTTTTTTCACCGATCATGCCCCTGATCAAATGCTAACCGAAATTCACCGTCAAGCGGTCGACAATCCGATTGTACGCCTTGCCAATGATGTACGCGAAGGCCGTGATCTTGAATTTGGGCACTATGGCACAAGCCGCGTCATGCCCCGCGCCGATCTGGACGCGGATATAATCATGAAGGCCGATCAGGTGCTGGTTGGCAAAAATCAAACCCGGCATTTGTATAATAAACGAATGCGCGAATTGGCTGGGCGACAAAGCGACATGCCCGAACCCGGCGACCGCCTTGTATGTCTGAAAAACAACCGCACGAATGGGCTGTTCAATGGCGGCCTGTTCGAAGTCGCAAAATTGCGCAAGCCGGTTCCCGGCGCCATTCAAGATAACACCATCAGGTTTGACATCTTGTCATCCGATTTTACAGGCCAGGCCGCCATCACGGTAAAGGTGCGCAAAGAATTCTTTGCCGGTGGGCATGAACAGATCGACTGGAAAGACCTGCGCGGCACCGATCAATTCAACTATGGTTATGCGCTGACCGTTCATAAGGCGCAGGGCAGCCAATGGGGTAATGTGGTTCTGTTTGATGAAAGCCATGCCTTTCGGTCTGATTGGCGTCGTTGGCTTTACACCGGCATCACCCGCGCTGCCGAAACAATCACAATCGTTCGTTGAAAGGAAAGGCACCATGATCTTCACAACTATTTCGACCACCCCATGATCGGCGCGACGTTTTGCAGTGGCATTGGCGCCCCTGAATTTGCCGCGCCTTGGGTGGATTGGCGGTTTGCCTCGGAAATTGAACCATTCCCGTGTGCGGTTTTGGCGGCGCGGTTTGGGTATAAAACACCCGCCGACCACAACCAAGGCGACCCGTTGCTTTGGGGTGATATGGCCACGATCACGCCCGATCTTTGGCGCAGCCATGGCATTCCATTGCCTGATCTGATTGTGGCCGGAACGCCTTGTCAGGCCTTTTCGGTCGCGGGCCAGCGCAAAGGTTTGGCCGATACGCGCGGCAACTTGACCCTAAAATTTGTGGAGATATGCCATGACATTGTCGCAGCTCGACCTGATGGACGCCTTATTGCCTTGTGGGAAAACGTCCCCGGGGTGCTTAGCGACCGGTCAAACGCCTTTGGATGTTTCTTGGGCGGGATTGTCGGCGCAGATGATGCCCTGCATATGCCAGGCGGGGCAAGCTGGCCCAGTGCAGGCATGGTTGCCGGGCCAAGGGCACGGTGCGCATGGCGGGTTTTCGACGCTCAGTATTTCGGGGTGCCCCAACGCCGCCGTCGCGTCTTCGTTGTCGCAGATTTTGGAAACGCGGTCGATCCCGCCAAAGTATTATTTGAGCCCCAAGGCCTGCGCCGGCATCCTGCGCCGGGCCGAGAAACGGGGCAAGATGTTGCCGCAAGCCTTCGAAAAGGCACTCAAGGCGGGGGCGGGTCAAGAATGATATCCAGCACAGGTGACGTGGCCCATTGTCTGAATGCGGGTGGCATGGGGCGCATCGACTACGAGACCGAAACGATGATTGCCGACCTTGACCCGGCGGTATCTAAAACCACGAATCCAAAAACGGTGCGCCGCCTAACGCCCGTCGAATGCGCGCGCCTGCAAGGCTTCCCCGATGATCACTGTTTCGTCACCCACCAAGGCAAACCGGCCACAGACGCCCAGCAATATAAAGCCTTGGGCAATTCAATGGCCGTGCCAGTGGTGCGTTGGATCATAGGCCGCATACGTGATTTTCAGAAAGGCATAGGATAATGGGAATTGAAATTGCCACATCGGATGAAATTGAAGAGATCAAGAAAATCATGCTTGGCCTTTCATCTAAGGTTGATACGCTAACCCTTGCCGTTGAGGCGCAGCGTCAGGATCAAATGCCAGAGTGGTTAACTGTGAAAGAAGCGGCGGCCTATTTGCGCCTGACGCCTGATACAGTGCGGCGCAAGGTGCGCGCGGGCCATTTTGATACACGGCGCGAGGGTAAGAATATTCTTATCAGCCGTGCCTGCGTGTTAGATCAATCAAGCCGTTGAGCCAATTCCTCGGCGGTTTCATTATAATAGACCATGAGCATTTTAATATCTTTATGCCCAACCATACGGGCCAAACTTAAGACATCTAATTTTTTGGCCAGCCGTGTTATCGCCTCGTGGCGGCTGTCGTGAAATTTAAGGTTTTCAATTTCTGCATTATCCCGTGCTTTTCTGAATAGGGCGTCAATTTGTTGGCTTGTTAACCCAAATAACGGGCCATCGGTTTCGGGAAGTGCATTCAAAAGCCCGACCGCCGCTTTTGACAACGGCACCTGACGCGCCGTGCCATTTTTGGTGTGGGGCAGGGTGGCCACGCGTTTGGCCTTGTCTACGCTATCATCGGTCAAGCTTATGATTTCACCAGCGCGCATTGCGGTTTCAATGGCAAAGCGAAAGGCATGAATTGCACGGGCCGTGGCCTTTGTTAAATCCGTTCCAGCCGATTGCATTAATTTTTCTATTTCGTCATCAGATACGCGCCGGTCACGTGGCGGTGGGGGCGATGGTTTGCGCACATCCGATAAGGGGTTTTGCGCAATCAGGCCCCATTCGCGGCGTGCGATTGTCAAAACAGACGATAGCAATGTCATTTCACGATTAACAGTTCCGGCCGACACATCCTTAAGCCGCGCGTCCCGCCAATTCGCGAAATCTGCGGGTTCTAATTTTGTGATCAACTTGTCTGCAATGTCATCTTTAAGCATGCGTTCAATTCGAATAATTTCCCACCGTTGACCGCGCTTTTTAGGCGATTCTTCGCGGGCATATCTGCGCAATGCATCACCAAATGTTACCGTTGATTTTGGGGCGTATGTATTGGTATGTGCGGCAAGGTATTCCTGTCGTCCGGCCCAATCCTGTGCCTCGCGCTTGGTGGCAAAGCTTGCGGATTTGCGAATGCCATTTTTGGCAATTTGGGCCTGCCACTTGCCTGAGGAAAGTTTTTTGAATGTTGCCATAACACAAATTCGTAATTCGTTCGTAATGGCATGTCAAAATGATATGTTTGTTTTTGTTATGTTCTGTTTTCCCGGCGGCAAGAAAAACCACAAATCACCCTAAAATATAAGGGTATTTATATGTTTTTACGGTTTTTAGGGTTGCCTCTCCTGGGCACCATTTCACCCAAGTATTCAAAACACGGTATGAGATAAAAGGCTGCGAATGCGGCTTTTGACAAAGCCCTTTTGAAGGGCGCGATATCAAGGGGCGGGTCAGGTTGTCTTATCGGATCTGATCAACCTGTGTTGCCCCTGCCTTGGGGGCAGGGGCAGGGGTTTGGTGCGGTTCAGTTACACCGCGTCCATTCAAATGTGAACCCGCGGCGCTGCATTGTGATGCCGGTTGCGGTTGGGGTCAGTGTGATATCTTCAACCTCTGATGATCCTTCGGCGGAACAGGTGGCGGTGTAGCGGGTGCCTTGCCCAACAGATACCGGATTGCTAAGCGAACAAGACCCTTCGCCTTGTTCCATTTGTCCTTCGCTGATAAGCAAAGACCCGATGCGGTCGTTACAGGCCGATGGCAGGGCAGGCGGATGGAAAAGCCCCTCGGTGCTTTGTGCGTGGGCTTGGCTTGCCACAACCAGGGCAAGCGCGGTGGCGACAGTTTTCAGTTTCATCAT